AAGGAATATTATTAGTACTGACACACTGACTCCAAGGTTGTGAAAATCCACCAAGGCATGGTTCTCCGTCTGCTGATACATGAGGATGTAATGCATAATCCTTGAAAATATCAAGACGACGACGGTCCGGACTGAGACTATTTCTTTCCATTATGTATGCTTCATGGTCTCCCCACCATTCTGGCTCCATTGAACCGTCCATAACGATTCTAACCTTTGAAGGTTCATAGGTATTAAAAACTAGAGAATGTTTAGGTAGTATATAGTTTCCACTGCCCCTGAACTTTGGTCTACCTACACGAACTCTAAAATTCATATGAGATGAGCCGGGATTTATACTACAATCATGAATATCTAGTTTTTCCACAAAATGTTGGGCTGTATTAGTCAATTCTTCATTCGACATGTGAACTTGATTATGATAATTTATATTTGATTTTAGCCACTTTTTAACAAAGGTTGTTTTATATAGATTATCTTCAGACATATTTCTCCTTTCATCGGATGGCGCAACTCATAGGTCGGAATAGTTCCGTTCCCAAAGTCACGCCAGTAACCGAATCTCTTTGTCCCTACTTACCCGACTGGACTTTATCCGTCACAAATGCAACGAAATCGTCATCTCGCAACGTAGTCGTTGCTTCAGCCGCTTTAGCATTGACGTTAATTGTGGAATTGTCCAATGCCAAGCCTAATTGCTCTGCTAATGCAGCAGGATTTTCAGCTTCCATTGTCTTGACAACGCCACCAAAGGTCTGTACTAGTACTTTAGCCATATGGTCTCCTTAGTACGTCTACGTGGTTTTAAGAACTCTTCTTGGGACGTCCACGTTTAGGCTTTGATTCCAACTTTGCCCTTACCGCCTCCAAGTCGAGGTTTATTTCATTCACACTATTTTTAAGCCATCTTAATTGATACCAGATAGCTCTCTGACCTTTTTTCCAAGGTTTAAAGAGGCTGGTGAACCGCCTCCATGCTCTGTAGAGTATTTTCATCTACGTCTCCTTTTTAGGGTTTAATTCTTACATAAAAGCCAAACTATATTGGCTGCACCCCAGATAATGCTTACTGTTAGAAGACTACAGAAAAAGACTACAAGAACATTTTCTAAGAACTGTATGTATTTTGTCATGTTTACCTTCCTACCCAGTTTCCATCATCTGGGTCATTTGGTTCAAAGCGCAGACCCAACGTATCAGGGTCTTCTTCGTGGTCGCAATCTTGGCATTTAATGCCATATTCGGATACTTCTACGGGATTGTTACGCCTAATCCAATAAGGATGATGAGCTGCATACCCTGTTGACATGTATTCTTCGAACTCTGTGTTGCTTGAACCACATTTAGAACACTCCAGATTTGCTGGGTCTCCGCCTGTTGGAACCGGATTCATTAGAATGATTCGACTAATATTTCTTCACACTGAACTTTTGCATCAAAATCATCTATTTTATCTGCATCTATTTGTGAATTAATACAATCGTCTAATTCCTTATTATACTTATCTACTATGTTTATTTGTTCTGTCGGCATTTTAGCCTCCTTTCACGATATCTTGGCAGTACACTGAATGCATCCATTGGAAGACTTACATCAGCATACTACCCCATTTAAGGCCGTGGAGTTTGTTATTAGGGTGGAGGTGCACTACTCGCCCAATTCTCAGGTCTCTCTGAGTTTATCCGTACTAGTCTCTCAGGACTTTGGACCACAGCCTTGGTATAAATTTGGTAGCAATGACGAGGATACAAGGACCTCGTGTTTTTGGAAGATAGTATAGATACTCTGCACTCATTACCCAACTGTCGTTGGTTCATCTCTGGGTTCCGCTTTAGGCGTACACCTCGTCAATGCTGCTACTATAGCATGTAATGATACTGGAGCCCCATCTTAAGGCTAGCTACCAGTCTACATAGTCACAGGATTAGCCTTTCAGCCGCCTGTAAACAGAGCAAGAAGAATCCTTCTTTTCTAATTAGTGCCCCTTCTCGAGGGAAACACCAACTTTACCAACTGACCACCCCACCGATACTTATTCGGTTCATCTAAGTACTTACTTCGATGCGGAACATACTTCCTTGGAATGTACCTTACGCCTCAACTCGAGAACGCACTCAGTCACACTGCTAAAATGCTCTATATTTGCAACTATAGAACACCCAATAAATAAATAAAGTTCTGGACTACCCAGCCTCGTCAGCCGGCACGATGTGCACTCGTGTGATTCTAGAAATCAGTAGCCACTGTTTAGATTTGGTTCACTAAATAAAATAAAAAGGGGAAGATTCAGTGCTTGCTGACACAGGACATATCATCTGTCCACGCTCTTCCCCCGGTTAAATAAAGAATCAGCCTACGTTGGGAACGGTCTTGTTAACATCACCACCATATTTTGTAGTTCCCAGCCGCCATGACGACCGCCCCACGTCTAGGGCTGTAGACTGATAAATACTTACTTGTAATTACACGTGAGGATTTGCACCTCAGCACCTCAACCAACCACAAAAGAAGCTACTTAATTGTGACCTCATTACAAGTAACGAATACGAGAGCGCCCCAGCTTAAGGCTGGGGCTACTCTCTTACTGTTTGGGATTTAATCAACTGTGTTAACCTTTGGTCTGGTTGTCTACGTCGATTGGGTTACCATCCGGACTCACTATGCAGTACCATAGCTTACTGAAATTACGAAATATTGAATACATCAGCTATTGCTGATTCCTTTCACGGGTGTGATAAAATAAGACCTGTGTGTGTCCCCCCTACTGTGTGTAGGGGGAAGCACAGGTTTGAGCATGCAATGCGTACGTGCCAATAGCACGCAATGCACTACCGTGTCCTAGCCGATGTCAAGCGTAACGGGAGGACTTTGCGGGGCGTAATACCATGCGGTAGCAGGGTCTAAGCCACGCTCAGCGTCACCATCAAGGTCTACCTTGTTGGTAAGCTGATAGTCCGTACCATCAGTTACTTGTAGAGCAGGCTTCTGCTTTACAAGTGACGTGATACGCTTGGCAGTGAGGACGGCGGGTAAAGAAGCCGACGTATCAGATATGATACGCAGGTTGTTGGATGCAATCCAACGACCGTTTCGGTCTTCTTCCCTAACGAACTCACCGTGTCGGTCTACGGAGCCACGGAAAGTGTTCGATACTCGTATCGATACTTTCTTTGATGCCATAAGACTGATGCCTTTCGTGAAAGGTTGAGGGGTTATTGCTCAATGGCTACGTAGCTATGCCTAAAGGCATAGGGTACGTATCTGCCACGCAGTGGCTAGCAGGGGCTGGGCGCCAGTACACGTGCGGTGTGCGGGATGGGGGTGACCAGATGGAATAGAACCAGCGGTTCTGTTTCAACTGGGCAGGGACCCCCGTGCCGTGAAAAACGCACGGGTACGGTGCAATGTATACCACGTACTCCCATTCTACGGTAATTTTTGGTTGGATTTGCAACCCTACTTAATATATGGCTTTTGAACAAAACTAGGTGCCACCACCTAAGTGCATCTATATTGAAACTTAACGCTTCTGCGATAAAGTAAATAATAGCTATTGTTTTTTTTGTAAACTGGGTTTAAGTTTTTTTACTTTTTTTAGTAGTTGATTTAATTATTAAGGGGTGACACCGCAGATGACGGGTGACTTAAGTAAGGAGCACAAAACTGGTAGTTTTTCTTTTATGAGGTGGATTATACCCTGATTTATGTACACAGTAACCATTAACCATAGGGATAAGGGGGTCACGGAATACCCGATATATCTACAGGAAGAAGCAGAAAAAGAAGGAATACCATTCAAAGGCTGGCAAAAGTGCGACGCAGGAGACTGGGCGGTCACAGACGACGGCTGGGTAGCGAAGGTAATAAAAAAGAAGGAGTATCTTGATACTAGTGGTAGACCTTCTTATTACTACCGCATGCCTTTTGGTTATATTATGTGGGATGCTAGATATCCAAATAAGAAGTTCTGTGCTGGTGGAAGGGTAGCTAATAATACCTTTTCTGGTAAGAAATGGCTTGATGTACGCTGTAATAGTAAGGATTATAAGGATTTAGCACTATGGGCAGCTATCTCAGATGACCGTGATATCGCTATAGATAAGGTTTTTGGTAGTGTTAGTGCAGGAAAACGTCGCAAATTAAGGCGACACATGAGAACGGAGAACTTTAGGTCTATGAAAAGAGACGAAGCACAGAAATTATTAGATGACAATATGCTTGATGTAGATTATTTTATTAATCTTATGAAGGATGGCGTTGATATGGCTAAGGAAAAGAAGGATGTTAACGCTATTCGTGGCTTTGTTAACGATGGTTTTGAGATTCATGGCATGAAAGACAAGGAAACAGTGACTACAACGGATAGGATAGAGGCTGTACAGACGAAAAAGCTGATAGATAATATAAATGAGGAAGAGAATAAGCTAATTGCCACCAGAAGTGTCAAGGAGCCAGTATCTAATGGTAAAGAAGAAGAAACAGACTGAAGATTTTGAATCTCGATGGGCTGAAGAGAATGCCCTAAAGAAATTAAGGAAAAATATTGGTTTATTCGGAAAAACCATGTTTCCTACGGCTTTAAGCCGTGATGTACCACCTTTTCACTACGAAATTTATAAATCCCTGTCTGATGACACTATAAAGCGAGTACTTATCGCAGCCCCTAGGGGGACAGCGAAGAGTACAGTGACCTCCTTAATACTACCCCTCCACAAAATCGCTTTTAAACCATCAGACAGGGACCTTTTTATCGTTATTATCTCGGAATCACAGTCACAAAGCATTAACTTCCTCTCTAGAATCAAGTATCATCTCCAGAATAGTGCGAATTTCAAGGCGATGTTTGGTGATTATGGACCCACGACGGCAAAAAGATGGACTAATAATGATATTGTTCTGGCTAATGGGGCACGTATTGTGGCTGTCGGTACTGGTCAGCGTGTTCGTGGGTTTCTTGAAGGTGATACTCGTCCTAATCTCATTATCGTAGATGATTATGAGTCAGAATTAAATGCCTCCACTCAGGAAGGCAGGGCTAAGAATAGAAAATGGATGACCGAAGCCGTTATCCCGTCTTTGTCCGATGATGGTCGAATAATACTTATTGGAACCGTCATCTCTGAAGATTGTTTCTTATATTGGGCTAGGGAATCTCCGGCATGGAATGTTCTTTGGTATGCTATATACGATGAAAAAGGTCGTAGTATATGGCATGAGCGTTTTCCTAAGGAGAGAATTCTACAGATTAAGGCAGAATTTGAATCTGTTGGCAATCTAAATGGTTTTTATCAGGAGTATATGAATGAAGCGCAATCTCCAGACAATGCACCCTTTAAACCGGAATACATTAAACTTCATCATTACAGTTATAAGAGAGTCGACGGTCAGAATCTTCTCGTTCGGACAATTGATGGCGAGGAGGAGCGTAAGCCTGTTGACATCTATTGCGGCATTGACCCTGCTAGTAGTCTATCTAGTCGTAGCGATTTCTTTGCTGTTGCTACTGTGGGTGTTGACAATGATAATAATAAGTATATTATCGATATTCTCCGTGATAAGATTGACCCGGCAATACAGCCAGAGACTATCGTCAAGATTTTTAAGAAGTATCATCCAAAAAGGATGAAAATAGAGACGGTGGGCTACCAAGAAGCTCTCCGGGCTAGCGTACGAAAAATGATGCTTGAACAGTCCCTGTATATACCCGGGCTGGAAAAGGGCATAAAACCGAGACAAAGAAAGTCCGAGAGACTGCTTTCCTTGGTAGCCCCACTTGCTAGAGGAGAGTTTTACTTCAGACCAGAGGATATTATAGCCCAACAGGAGTTTTTATCCTATCCAAGGGGTAAACATGATGATATACTGGATGCTGTATATTACGCAATGGATGGAATTAAGGCTTGTAGGCAAAAGAAATACATTGACCCAAGCGGGGTAAATAAAGCTAGAAAGATACTTGATTGGATGACATTATAGTATTAAATTAATACGATGGCGTATATCGAAAAAGAAACCGAAGTTCCTGAAGATATAGTAGACACCACGCATAAGATATGGAAATCGTATTCTCAAAAGCGTGATGTTTGGGCTTTACAGGCTCAGGAAGACAAAGAATTTAGATTAGGCAGACAGTGGACTGCTGAACAGCAAAGAATTTTACTTGAGAGGGGTCAAGCACCCCTCGTAGTAAACCGTATCCACCCCGCAGTGGAGGCCGCAAAGGCTCTCCTCACTTCAGGCAAACCACAATTCAGGGTATCTCCTCGAGAAGACAGCGATAATAAAGTAGCACAGGTTTTCAATGGATTACTCGAATACATGTGGTATGTATCAGACGGAAATCAGGCTCTCCGTAATGTAATAGACGATTACTATGTAATGGGTATGGGCGCTATGATGGTATATATTGACCCCTTGAAAGATTATGGCAGGGGTGAAGTCTGTATAAAGGACGTAGACCCTCTCGATGTTTATATTGACCCCAATAGTCGTGAAAAGCTGGGAGATGACGCTGAGAATATTATTGTTTCACGCTTATTCACAAAAGAGCAGGCAATGCAGATGTATCCCATGTATAAGGATGCAATAAAAAATGCTACTAGTGACCTAGATACAGATAGACCTACAACTTCCCGTGTTGATGATAAGGGTATTGTCTTTCCAGAGGATACTCAGACAAAGACTGACGCTTCTTGGGGAGAAAACAGTGAGTATATTAGGGGTTATGAACGTTACTACAAAATTTGGGTAAAGCGTTTTCATATCAAGAATAACGTTGATAAGACCGAAGAGGTTATGCTGGAAGAAGAAATGTCTGAATACATGGCTAGACCAGCAATTAGAGTTAATGGTCAGGTAATTACAAATGCTGAGAAAGCTAAGGGTATTATTGACCAGCTAATGATGAAGTATGAGCAAGGTGTTCAGGCTGCTGAGATGGAAGATGAGATGGACGCACCTCCAATGCCACAGATAGAAGAGCTCTCTCATGCTGATTTGGTTGAAGAAGGTTTAATCGAGACCGTGTCTGTTCCGGTCCAAAGGGTAAAAATGTGCGTCATCATGGGAGACCAATACTTGTACTCTCGCATATTGCCCGTTGAAAACTATCCTATCGTGTTCTTCATGAATATACACAATAGAACACCCTACCCGGTTTCTGATGTTAGGATGGTAAAGGACTTACAGGAGTATATAAACAAGACACGGTCTCTGATTGTTGCTCATGCTACCACATCTACTAATACTAAGATATTAATTCCATCTGGTTCCGTTGATATGCAGGATTTTGAGAATAGATGGGCACAACCCGGAGTTGCAATAGAAGTTGATATGGACCAAGGTGCTCCACAGCCTATTCAGCCAACTCCTTTACCTAATACATTATATCAGAATGAGCAGGTCGCAAAAACAGATATTGACCATGCTCTTGGTTTATATGAATTAATGCAGGGAAATTCTGAAGCGGCACCACATACTTATAAGGCTACAGTTTCTCTTGATGAGTTTGGTCAGCGTAAGATAAAGTCCAAGCTTCAGGATATTGAAAGTGGACTAGTCCGCATAGCTCGTGTAGCCATACCTATTATGCAACAGTTGTACCAAGCCGAAAAAGTTGTAAGAATTGTACAGCCTAATAATAGTATCACTGAGTATGCTATAAATAAAAAGCTTTATGATGATAAAAGCGGAGAATTAAATGTTATTAACGATATTTCAAGAGGAGCATTCGATGTAGTTGTAATCACTGGTTCTACATTACCCACTAATCGTTTTGCCCAGCTTGAAATGTATATGGATGCTTACGAAAAGGGTATTATTGATAAGCAAGAAGTTTTAAAGAAAACTGAAGTTTTCGATATGGAAGGTGTATTAACTCGCACCGATATAGTAGGTAAACTTCAGGGCGAGCTGGAGCAGGCTAGCGAAGAAATTAAAAAGCTCAAGGGTGATATGCAGACTCGTGAAAGAGAAGTATATCATGCTAAACAAAGAGCTGAACTTGAAAAATTCAAAGCAGACCTCGATAAAGTCTCAACCCAAGGCAAAGCCTCAGGCAGATTATTCGAGAAACGCCTTGATGATGCTCTAGGACAAGTAAAGAGCGAGGTACGGGAAGCCGTACGCTCATCAAAACAAAACGCAAAACCATCCAAGTCCTAATGGGTGCTTGCATGAATAAGGAGTTATAACTTATGGCAGAACCTTTGGTTACCCCTGAAGTTCAGGAAATCACAGAACAACCGCAAGTTAATGAACCAGTAGGAATGATACCTGAGAGTGAGTCGCAAGTCGACCCACTATTGGAAGGAAACTCTGGTTTGGTAGATGAATTTTTCCGTGTCAACAAGGAAGCTCAAGAGCAACCTGTGTCGGCTGAACCTTCACCAGTTCCTATGGAACCCGTGGATGAAGTACCTCAGCAAGCAACGGCAGAACCTACTGATGTTGATAATGATATCAAGCGTTATCAATACTGGCAATCTGAGACTGATAAGGCTCGTAATGAGATAGCGGCTCTTAAGGATAAGCTTAATACAGTCGAAACTCAACAGGCACAACAGCCTCAGGTGACGGAAAAAGAGGAATCCGCAATGGAACAGTTTCCTCCCCCGCCAGAAAAACCTAAGAAACCTTCGGGTTTCAATAGGGCAGATGCTTATGATGATAATAGTTCTGATTCAGCTAAATACTTGGATTCAATGGACGAATGGAGAGACAATATGGACGAGTATAATCGTCTGCATTCTCAATATACCGTTGCAGTGATGGAAGAGGAAAAAGGCAAATTGAAGAAGGAACGTGATTCTATTCTAAAGCAACAGGCGGAAAGGGAAGCATATAATAGTAATATGCAAAAGATGTCTACTCATCTAACTGAACAATATCAGGCTACGCCTGAAGAAATTCAGAAATTCGTTGAGGTAATGGATAATCCGGAGAATATTACTGTGGACAATTTGTTTCAACTGTACAGAATGCAGAATGGCGGGAACATGAGTCCGACTAATGCACCTCCAGTAGCTGCTCAAACGCCCTCTAATGAGAGTTTTGAGCAACGAAAAAGAGCACAATCGGTCCCAAGCCCTATGGGCGTAGTTCCCGGTCAGACGCAAGCTGGCGCTACAGATGAATCAACTTCCATGATGGATTCAATGTTGAACGATTATAAAAAACGAAATCCTTGGAGTTAATCTGAGGAAAGGAGTAAAACGCTATGGCTAATAGTTGGTCAGTAAGCACAGGTGATGCAGCAGGCTCTTTAGCCTCTGTAAGCATCAACGACTCCCGTCGAGTTTATAATTTTGGTGAAAGAGTCTCTGAACTGGCTCCTCAGCAATCGCCGTTCTTCGTCTATCTATCTAAAGTAGCGAAAGAAGCTACTGATGACCCCGTATTCAAGTTTCTTGAACAACGTCATCAATGGCAACGTCGTAACTTTATTTCTAAGACAGATGGAGGCGCAAAAGCTGCCGGAGAAAGTGAAACATATAAAGTCGTAAGTGATTATGACAAATATGGTAATGACTTGACCGCAGGTGGTGGAACAGATACAGCTGCACCGCAATACTTACTTGTTGGACAAGTAGTAAGGATAGGGCAAAAAGCCCTTAGAATTACTTCTGTCACAGCAGGCGATGGTGTTGCTGCTGCTTTTAATGGTTCTACTGCTGCTACTTATACTTCAATCGTTTGTACAGCTCTAGAAGCTGTTGCAGAGGGTGATGTAGAAGTAGGTACTCAAGGTCAGGTTATCGGTAGTGCATGGGGTGAAGGTGGAACTGACCCAGAAGGCTGGAAAGACGAACTGTATTCAAGAGAAGGATACTGTCAGATATTTAAGACAGCAATCCAGTTATTCTCTGGTACAGCTCTGGCAACCCGCTATCGTGGGCGCCCTGATGAATATCGTAGAGTGTGGGCAGATAAGCTCATGGAACACAAAATGGACATTGAACACGCTATGTTGTTTGGTGTTGGTGCTTCCGATGATGCTGCTACTGACAATGCACCCTTACGGTACTCTCATGGTATAGTACCCTACACTGAGGCGAATGGTACAATAATGAATTTTGACTATTCATCCTCAACCTATGACACTTTTATCGATGCAATGAAGGACTTCTTTGCACCTGAATCCGGAAACAGTGGCGACAAGCTAGTACTTGCTTCACGCAAGATTTTGGCTTGGTTGCAGAAGTTAAGTGGAGATGGTCTATTAAAGAACTCCGTCACTTCTTCTTCATATAAGCTAGATGTTCAAAACATAAAAGGTTCCTTTGGTCACGCAGTGACTAGAGTTAATACCATTTTTGGTAACCTTCACTTTGTTGCTGAACCTCTGTTTCGGGGACAGGATGAAGATATAGCAATGGCTATTGATTTAGCTAATGTTAAGTATCGTCCTCTCGCTGGGAATGGTGTCTCACGTGACACGCATATTGTAACAAATGTGCAGAATAATAATGTTGATGGACGGAAAGATATGATTCTAACCGAAGCCGGTTTGGAAATCAGTCTACCAGAAACTCACGCTATTATGAAATGGGTTGCGTAAATACCTAATGTTTTAGGGGCTCTTTTTGAGCCCCTAATTCGGGAGAAAATATGGCATTTAGTAATAAAATGGTAACCTACTGCGGAACTATAGGTTCTGAGAATCTTGGTATAGCCTTGAAAAAGGCAGTAGATGAGGTTCTTGGATTAGTTCGTCAGATGGCGCCTGAAAAACTACCTGAGTTTTCACGTAAGCATACATGTATTACCCAGATGAATGTATCTCCGCTTAATATCAGGGCAAAACATGTTTTTGAAATAATAAGAATTGAAAGAATTGCAAGTACAGAAAGAACCTATAGAGTAGTTCAGGTTCCAGAGGAAATACGGCATGATGCACAGGATTCTGGCAGTATACATTATGCAACAGAGCTGTCTCCATCTTATTCTGTTGATATGGAATCAAATTTAGAGGTCTACCCTGACCTACCATCTTCTGATGATTCTAAAAGAAGGGTAAATATTTTTCATGTAGTAAATTCAAGTGGTAAGGTAATAGATGAGGATGCGGAGACAATAACAGATGCTGCACTTACTCTTGGAGGTGCGACTACTGCAGCTTCAGAGGCTTTCCCACTAGTATGGAAAGATTATGTAGTAATGGCAGCGGCTAGGGCTATTTTACAGGAGAAGTTAAACGCAATTCGTGCTAGTCTCCCAGATTATGCTGCCGCTGATTTTGATTCGTCAGCTTTTGGTGTTGCTGTAGAAAATGCAAGGAAACTGATAGTTGGAACCCTATCAGAAGGTTCTAATGATGCTCTTAGCGCTGTTTACTGGTTAGTAGATGAAGACAATGAGATGGTAACAGCAAATCTTCAGACCGCACAACAGGAACTGTCTAGGGCTCAGTTGTATATAGCCGAGCATCAGAAAGATATGACAGTTGATGATAAGACACTTGCTAAGTTGATGCAGGAGTTTCAATTGCTCGGACAGCAGTTGGCTAGTGTTGAGAAAGATATGAAAAAGTTTTTACAAGCACATGTTGGTAATTATGTTGATGATACACAGAAGGCGACAAGAGTATGAAGTTAAAAGAGATGGTTGAGAGAGTTCGTCAGCATCATCCAGAGATGGGTTTGACCGAGATAGTGCATGCTTTGAATGATGCAATGAATGATATGGGGTTTCATGCAGAGCTTATCGAATCTGCTGACCAATTTGATACTGTAGTGGACCAGAGAGTCTATCAGTTAAAGGACCATATCATTAAGATAAAGCATGTTGATTACGATGGTTCTCAGATAAAGAAACTTATTGGAAGACCTAAGAAAAGAGATTTAACCTAATGGAACGACAGAGTTTAAATATTAGTCAGTGGCTTTGGTGGCTGGAAAGAGATGCTTTACATCTTGGTTATTACAGCGCTGATACAGATTTATTTACATCACCAAGTGTTGCTGGAACAAAGGTTACCATATTTTATATACAGCGTCCTGATAAGTTTCTCATGCCGGGTGAAACACCTGAAAGAGATGGTTTTGAAGCTAATGATGTTTATCTCGGTGTAAACCTAGATAGTAGCGTTCAATTAGCGGTTGCCGATTTTGATAATCAGGTCGCTGAAATTCCGGCTCAGTTTCACGAAGCTATTATAAATAGGGCAATAGCAAGGGGTTATGAAAAGTCAGTAGAAACTATTAAATTAGCTCAGTACTTTGATGCAAAATATGATATGTCGCTCAGGGATGCGAAGAGATATTCATCCAGAGGGAGAGATGGTTCACAGATAATGTCTAAACCAATGGAGTTTTAATGGCAGCTACAACTTTTACTAGGCTTTCAGTAGCTTCACCATCATTCAGTACACTTTCTGATGATGTGAACTCATTTGCTGGAATTGGAAATAGATTTTTTAATGCTATCTCTTTTTCCTTTGACCAGATAAATATATCATTCGATGATATCTCATCCGGGGCGTACTTAAGAGTCTCAAAGCCAGCAATATCAACAGTTACAAGGATTGATAAGCCAGTAGCATCGGTTATGACAAAGATTAATACGGTAGCACCAACTTACACGAGGGTACAATAATGGCAGGTTCACTTTCAGGTCCGAATAAGGTAAAAGACGTTTATACTAAACTGGTTTTTTACGATGATGTCTCAGGGAAGTTTAAAAGAGACGATGGGACCGTTGATGTAATACAAAAAGATTTACTGACAGTAGTAGGTGGGACGGTTAATGAGGGTCTCACTGAAAGTGTCAAAAGAGTATTCGATGGGGATGGCGTAGGCAGCCCATTATGGATAGGAAAAAATAGTCTTCAGGTTGCTGGAGATTTAACTGTAACGGTAGCGGGTACACTAAATCTCGCTGATAAGTCTTCCGAGCCGAGTTCGCCAAGTGTTGGTGATATCTCGATGATAAACGGAAGTCTTTATGTAGCCATTTAATAAAGGAGAAATAGTATGGCAACTTGGAAACAGATAATAAGCGAACAGGACAAGATTAGCAAACTTGCTGATGTCCATGCAGATGGTGATGCATCTGGGCAACTTCTTATCTATAATAACGACCAAGATAGATATGAACCCGCTAGATTAACAGAGGGTACTTATTCGTCAATTACACACGCAGATGCTGCGGTAACTATCGAGATTTCTAACCAGAACGGTCTTGATAGATTAGCTAACCTAACCGGCTCTGAGATACTTATTGGTCATACGGACCAGACTAGTAATGCTGGAAGAAAGACTATTATGAGGGGTGACGTTGATTTAGATACTGGTAACCTAACCACTACAATAGGAAAACCACTAACTATGAAGCCTCGCACTCCAGTAGGCACTAACGTAGCTGGTCAAACTACAAATATTTATGGTGGTGCCAGTACTGGTAATGCTGTGCCCGGGAGATTGAATATTGGAGTATCAAACCAAAGTGGCACTAGCAGTGGCACTGAAAACAGCCAAATGGATTTAATAACTCTAATTGGTAATGCAACTGGAGGGTCAATAACTATAGATGCTGGCGAAGTACTATTTCAAGGTACTGCGTCAGGTGTGAAACTCAGGTCAGATGTGAACACTACTCTAGATTCAATAGATTGGGATTTGGATGATAATAGTGCTACTGCCCTGTCTTTTGATACTGCTGGTAAAGCTGGTTTGCTTGTATTCGATACTCAAACTGATGCCGAAAAGGTTACTATGAGTGGTGATTTAGATGTCGCTGGAACGGCTACTATAGCAGATTTAACTGTTACTGGTACGACTACAACTATCAATACTACTAATTTAGATGTACAGGATGCAGTAATAAAAATTGCGAATGTAGCATCTCCTACAGTTGATACTGCTGATGGTGCCGGAATAGAGGTAGAGCATACTTCGACTGTAGCTAATTATCCCTCTATAAAATGGACCAAAGCCCAAGGAGGTGGTAATGGAGATGGCTCTGGTGCTGCTGATGGTCTTACTGGTTGGGGATTAAAAAACGCTAGGACATCTAATGCGGCTTCTTCTCCAATAGCTATCATGGATTTTAAGTCTGACGCTGGTGCGCCTAATGGTAATTCTCAAGGTCCGGGTTCTTTCTGTTACAATACTAATGATGATGCTCTTTATATTAGAGTCTACTAATGAGCAAAGTATTAGCTCAGTCGGGGCAAAGTCAGGCGTTACAAAAAACAATTAGACTTGGTGTAAAAGATACTGATTTTTTACTAAAACTTATTTTACGGAGCACTTTTGATGGCTCTGAATTGCAAATAGCCAGTACTGTGATGGATAAACTTGCAAATATTCATAGGGAGTACTTAGGTGAGACTGACGAGTGATGAGATTGCTGTAATATTACAGGCGCTTGAAAATATTACTATAAAAGGAAAGGACGCTCCTATGGTCTCTAGTATCCTAAAGAAAGTTGGTAATTATTTCTCAAAGCAGGTAGAAAAGGAAAACGCTAAGTAATGGCTACTTGGAAAAAAATACTGATGGAGGGCGATTCAGCTGCTGGTGGTGGTGGGATACTTCCAGATTCTTTTACCAAGATATTAATCCACTCAGATACTGATGATGGTAGCACTACTTTTACTGATTCCAGTCCTTCTGAGCATACTATTACCCCTACAGGTAATGTTCACCATGAAACAGATAAAAAACGTTTTGGTAAAACCTCTATTTATTTTGATGGTTCTGGCGACTTTCTAACTATCCCAGATAGTGCAGAGCATAATTTTACAAATAGTGATAATTTTACTGTAGATTTTTGGATTTATCCTACTGCTTCTTCTGGTAATCCTACTATATTTTCTTCTTGGGGAACTGGTGATAATTCAGCAAATGCTGGTGACCATTATTTATACTATCAACAAAGCACAGGTAATCTTTTTTGGGGTGGGGTAAATGTAGCTTCTGCTGGTTCTGAATGGGAGACCGGGGTTAGCCTCTCAGATAATGTATGGCAACATATAGCATTAGTATTTGATGCGGATAATGACAAGGCTTATGCTTTCAAGAATGGTGTACGTATAAATTCAGGTGCAGCAGTTTGTGCAATTACAGCCACTGCTAATGATTTGAAAATTGGTGATGATAATAATATAAATTATTTAAAAGGTTATCTTGATGAATTTCGTATTTCTAAAGGCATTGCTCGTTGGACATCTGACTTCTTGCCTCAGTCAACCACTAATCATGAGGGCTCAGTATCTGGTATTTCTAGATTAAATATTGGGGCATCTTCGACACAAAGCGCACAGTATGAACTTAATGTAGATGGTGATGTGTTTGCTTCTAACATTGAAACAGATGGAGATTTAGAGGTTACTGGTGTTGCAACTATACAAGAAATAAATGGTCAAATCGCCGCATTTACTGGAAATATTACACAGAGTGCAGGAAATCACAGTTTCACTAAATCGGGTAATCAATATATTCTAAAAAGTACGGGTGGCAGTTTAAGATTAAAACACGAAGGTTCTAGTGCTGGAGATGACATAATATTTGAATTAAGCGATGGTGGAAAACAGCATATTTTTGACCACGATGGAAGCATTACATTTGCTGGTGATATACTTATTGACAAACCTTCTGGTGGAAATATAACAATAGATTCAGGAGGTGGAGATGGTTATCTACAATTTAAAAATGCATCATCAGTTCGCTGGTCTATTGGAAGGGATAATACTGATAATGCTCTTGTTTTTAATTATGGAGATGGATTAGGTAGTTCTGGTGGTCAATTAAAATTAGCACCCACTTCAGGTAACGCTACCTTCGCTGGGAATGTTACACTTGACACAGCTAATGGTACTGTAAAATCTACTGGTAATCTTTATTTAGGAACAGACGGAGATGACGATGCTATCGTCATCGCAGATGGTGGTACAACATATAATCAGGAAGCTACATTTAATAAAAATGCTACTGTAAAATTTACTCGTAGTGCTACGTTAGGGACTTCAAACGATGTTAGTAATCTAAATTCTTATGCGCCATATACTGATGGCGAATTGGTAATTCACAATAGTGCGAACAATGAAGTAGGGAGTTTTGCAAGTTTATTCTTTTATGCTGGGCAACAGGCAAGCACCACCACAAATGCAGGTGTAGGCAGGATTACTGTAAGAAAATCTACAAATGCTAATTATGTTAGTGAAATGGGATTTTGGACGAGAGCATCTGATGGTGATTTAAATCAAAATATGGTCATTGACCAAAGTGGCAATGTCGGTATAGGTACATCGAGTCCAGCTGAACTATTACACGTTAAGAAAAGTAGTGGTGAAGCAAAAATTTCTGTAGATGGTACAACTTATTCAACGATGCTTTTTAAAGAGGGCGGTTCAGACCAATGGGCAATGGGTTATGATGCAAGTAATAATCGTTTCTTTATCAATGAAGAGGGAGTTGCTTCACAGTTGGTTATTGCAGATGGAGGAAACGCTACATTTGCTGGGGATGTCGGAATTGAAGGCGATGCTACATTATACTCTGCTCTCCAAGTAAATGGAAATACTACTCTTGGTAATGCTTCTAGTGATGTATTGACAGTTAATGGGGATATAAGGTTTGGAACGAATACTAAATTTAATATTGGTACAAGGTCATCAGGTGCATCCGCTTGGCTTGGGTTCGGGCAAAACATGAACAATTTAAAAATAGGTGATTCGGATTTTGCAACCGCAATAGCAGAGTTTAATATGAGTGCTAATACAACAGCACTTCAAGTTATAAAAGATTCAGGTGCTTTTACTGGATATTTTTATAATGATAATGGAACTGCTCAAGGACTTCATATAAAATGTAAAAGCAATGATGCTGGACAAACAGGTAGATATTTAATTAAAGCAGAAGGTTATGGTAGTTCAGGAGGATTCACAGATAATTTCTTAGTCGATATAGATGGTAATGCCACATTTGCCGGTAAGGTTGTATTGCCATCATCTGGCAATGTTTTGGATACGGGTGCGCAAAGATTAATATATAGAGATGGCACTGCTTTATATATTGGGGAGATAGATAATGCAGCTACCGCAGGTATAGCCGTTGAACCTCTTCAGTTTAGAGCAGGTGGAGTAGATGTATTACATCTTGCTATTGACAAGACAGCCACATTTGCTGGGAATGTTGCAGTAGGTGGAACGCATACACCATCTCAACCTCTCCATGTAAGGTCAGCTAATCATTCTCCAAGAGTAAGCATAGACAGAACAAGCACAAGTGGTACGGCAGATGTTAGCTTTAGGACTAATGATGCTGAAGATGATGGGTGTTGGACTTTTAGAATGAATCCTGATGGAGCAACTACCACCACTCCAAGCATTGCTCTTGAAAGGTGGACAAGTACAGATGCAAGAGTTGTAGAATTCAATAACGATTTAAGCACTGCTTTTTTTGGGGATGTAAATATTTCTGCTACGGAAGGCACATTAAAAATTGCTAATACAAATGGCACAGTAACAACATGGAGAATGACTGCATGGGACGCTGGTAAGTTTTATATATCAGATGATAATGGTTCTACTAAACTTTTTACTCTTACTGCATCAGATAATTCAGCTGCATTCACTGGTGATGTGTATTCATCCACTGGTTTTAGAACTGCTGGGTATATAAAGATGAACAATGCTCAGGCTTTACAAGCTGAAGACTCAGGTGGAACTCAGAGGGAATTGCTAAAATTGTCTTCTGGTAATGTCCTTCAAATTGCACCAGCTAATCATGCGGTAACATTTGGAACTGGAACAGCCACATTTGCTGGTGATATTTCAGTATCGGGTGGAAATGTTGATATAAATTCTTCTGCTTTAAATGCAGTCGGAGATTTAGGCGATGCTGATGATTATGCAATAGTTATTCGTCAACCATATACAACAGGTCAAGGTACTGGTATTGCCTTTGCAAATGATGGAGCAGACCATATTGGCGGTGCGATAGTTCATATAGATAGAGGTTCTAACAATCTTGGAGATTTAGCTTTTTATACTAAGTCAGGAAGTACTGGAGCCCCATCCCTTGCATTAACTCTTGACAGTTCACAAAACGCTACATTTACAGGGAGGGTTGATATAGGAAATCACGGTTTGTCAGGCGTTACTTGGCAAGCAGTAATAAAGAAAAGTTCTTTTGATGAGTCTGTTGCTAATTCAGCCTCTTTAAATGTTAGAAGTGGCAATGCAGTAGGAGGAGCAGGTGCTATTTCTATTGGTGGAAATGATAATCAGGGTATATGGTCTAAAACAGTTTCACATGACCATTACTTAAATCTTACTGGATATAGTGCAATCAACTTTTATACTGATAAAACCAATGACGATAAGTTGGGGACAAAAACACTAGCTTTAACATTGGATGACTCTCAAAACGCCACATTTGCTGGACAAGTTCGAATAAACACTGCATCCGCACCACAATTGAGAGTATCACATACAAATGGTACTTCTTATATGGATATACATCATTATTATGTAGCAGTCTGGGCTAACAATGAATTTATAATTAAAACCAGCGCTTCTGGAGACCCTGATGAATCAATGAGGGTTACTCCAGATGGCAAAGTTGGTATCGGGACAACTAGTCCTCAAACAGAGTTGACCGTTAAAACAGCTACAAATAGAAATATTTCTTTTGCTGGTGGTGGCGATATTGCTACTGGTGTATGTATAATGGGTACTAATGATGCTAATAGTGCAAATATCCCATTAGAATTTCGTGGGAGTGTAAATTGCTTTACAACTGGCAATGTCGGTATTGGGATAACGGCTCCAGAGGGATTACTCAGTTTTGATGCATCTGATTCTAATACACCAAAAATAAGATTTCAAAATGCGGCTGGTGTCACTGGAGATGCCGCTTTATCTACTTATGAGGATGCTTCTGGTACTTCATTGTTGATTGGTTCAAATTTAATTACAGGCTCGGGTGGTGCTATTGCAAGATTTAATACTGGTGAAGAGTCCTGTGGTATTCAATTTAATAGAACTGGTGCTATTCAATTTATGACTGGAGGGACAGGTGCAACTGCTACAGTAACGACTACATTTGATTCAGCAGGTAACGCTAATTTCACTGGCAATGTTGATGTCACTGGGAATCTATCTTCAAGTGATAATATCTGGGTAGACCAAGGTAAAAGTATTTATTATGATGGTGGGTCTAATACTTATATAAACTCAGCTAGTGCAGACCATCTAAACTTTTGGACAGGTGGGAATAATGTCTTTACGCTAGGTGACAACGCCACATTTACTGGTAATGTTGCAGTAAATGGCTCAACTCTTGCTGAACCATTATGTGTAGTTGGAACATTTAGACAACAGAAAAATGCAGGTGATAGCCTACAGTCATTGGCAATTTGGCATCAAGGAGGGGACACAGGTAGGTCAGACTTTTTCTCTTATGGTGTAGATAGTAGTACAAAGGGAGCATTTGCATTTTATGGCACATCGGGAACAGGAACAGGTGACACAAAGTATTTAGAATTAGACACATCTGGAAACGCCACATTTGGTGGGAAAATAGCTTTAGGTGGTGGTAGTCCGAGTTTAACAAATCAATTAATGCATATTAAAGGTGCATCTGGTACTGATAAATATGCTGCAATGATTGAAAATACTTCTTCAGATGGATTTGGAGTATACATTCATGCCGCTAGTGGTACTAGGTCAGCTTTGCATATTAGAGATTATTCAGTAGGAACAGATTTATTTAGTGTAAAAGGAAATGGCGACACCACAATTGCTGGTGATATAGTAACTCAAGGCGATATGGTTCATTTGGGTTCTACCGATGCAGACTTCAGAATAGTATTTAGTAGTAAGGGTGGTGTATATGGAGGGGGTTCTGCATCATCTAATGCTTTTCATAATATTAGAGGAACAGGCAGTAATATAATTTTTAATACAGGAGGTGCATCTGATACTTTTATATATGAATATAATGGCAATGGTGCAAAGCAAACTTTTAATTCTGATGGTTCAGCCACATTTGCTGGCGATGTAACTGCATACTCTGATATTAGACTTAAAGAAAATATCAATACTATTGATTCAGCATTAGACAAAGTAGTAAAAATGCGTGGAGTAACATTTGACAGAATTAAAGATGGTAAAAGCGGTGCAGGTGTCTTAGCTGACGAATTAGAATCTATTGCTCCAGAGTTAGTACACGATGGTGAATATAAATCTGTTTCTTATGGTAACTTGACGAGTTATTTAATAGAGGCTATAAAAGAATTAAAGCAAGAAGTGGAGGTGCTACGTGGCGCTGCCAGCTAGTGGAACAATCTCTATGTCTCAGATAAATACTGAGCTACGTCGCAGTTCTACTGCTACTATACAGTTAAAAAAGGCTGAGGATGGAGATTATGGCACGCTAAATCATTCTGCTGAGCACAGTGGTGGTGCACCTCACTCAATGAGTGAATGGCATGGGTACCAACATTACCCATCTGTAAGTGTCCAATCTGCTTCTATAGTAGATTTTTGGGATGCTAGGTCTGGTAATAGTAGTAATTGGAAATCAGTATATGGTAATGATACAAATATGTCTGTTAATAATGGAACTTCATATACTTCAAGCGAACCTGCACATTACGAATTTGATGGTACTAATGATTATATTGTGACAGACGACACTATTTCTCCGGGCAGTGCTTGGACTATTGCTGTATGGGTAAATCATACAGGAACACAAGGAGGAAATTATGAAAGAATATTTGGTATGGACAGTTATCAGTTTGAGTTTGCTGAGACTTCGGGCGATAAAGCAAGGTTCTATGACGGAGCTTGGTCTGATATCGCAGGTATTTCCTTAGACCAAAGTGATTGGCAAAACATAACTTTTACATATGATGGTTCAGATTTAAAGATTTATGAAGATGGAGCGCTAGACCAAACAACTAGTGACGGTAGGTCTATTAGTGGTAAAAAGATTTATTTAGGCTGTCAACAACTAGCTGGTGAGTGCTGGAATGGGCAAATAGGAAAGTTTATTATATGGGATAGGGCGCTGACTTCAAGTGAAGTAAATACGATATACTCTAATGATAAAACTTATTTTGATTAGTTATGAGTGAAAATAGAAAATATGTAGTGTTTAATGTATCTGAAAAAGATAGTATAGAGTATGATGAGGTGTTAGAAAATAGTGCTGATACACTACGATTATCACTTAATGGTGAAAAAACTTTTATTAAGTATGACGGAGATATGCCAGATTCGGTAAATTCTCTTACTACTAAAGAAGCTGTGAGGAGTCACTCTGAAATTAGAGAGTTACTTGGAGCAGAGGATTGGAACGAAAATGGCAGTATTGCCGAATAATAATAGGAGAAACAAATGGCTGATAAATATACAAAAGTAGCAGCTCCTGCGGTTGAATCTCCAGCAGCTGATGCTTGGAAGGATGTGGCTGTTGAGAAAGAATCACAACCACCAAAGGTAAAGTCTAATATGACTTACAGACAGTTGGAGCAGCAAAAAGCAAGTCAAGAAGCTCAAAAAGCATCTTGTGATGACCGCATTGCTGAGATTGTCGCAGAAATGGCAAAGGTTAAAGCCGCTGCCGAAAAAGAATAACTAAAAAAGGAGAAAGACTATGGTCTTAGGCGAAATAGTCGCTGGTATTGAAGCGATTAATAAGTTACTCGACGCTCCTCTGAAAGCAAGAACTGCTTTTAGATTGGGTAGGTTGAGTAAAGAGCTGTCTCCACATTTTGAAACGTACGAAAAAGTTCGACAGGAACTGCTCGAAAAGTTTGGCGAAAAAGTTGATTCAGACGAAGAGAATGGGCAGATTCAATACAACTTTGCTAATGGTACAGCAGAAAAGTTCCAAACGGAACTTATCTCTATGCTAGAGGAGAAGGTAGATGTCAAAGTGCGGAAAATAAAACTGTCTGAGCTAAATGGTGCAAACCTGACGGCTCGTGATATGATGGCTCTCGAATGGCTTATTGCTGAAAAGTAATCCCAGAGGTGTCGCTTAGCTATGGCAGGACTAAATGACGGAATTTCTTGAAATATACAGTCAGACAGGAATGGTTGGAATTGTTGGGGCAATGTGTGTCTATATGGTGTATCATATAACTAAAAGTTCTCATAAGAATGCTGATGATATAGGAGACCTTATGGTTGAAAATAAGGGTCAGTCTGAAACTATGGAGAATATGGAAGGCATGATTATAAAGCTGATAGAAAGATGGAATCGCTCTGACGAGACCCGTGATAGAAGACATGAAAATATGGTGAAGGAAATGAATGATATATCTGATGTCTTAATGGAAATTAAAGGCGCAGTATCAAGGATAAATGGAAGGTCGTGAGATGGATAGTTGCAAAGTAGCATGCGTCAGTCTAGCTAATTATGGCTTATCTCTAACAGAGGTTAGCCTTGCTTTACAATGCATGGTGGCTGTTATGACGATAGTCTACCTAGCTTATAAAATAACAAAAATAAGAAAGGACTCATAAATGGATATTAAAAAGATGTTTATTGAAATGGCGGAGTCGCAAGCAGACCAAATGAAAGATGACATGATGAGTAAGCTTGCCTCTGATGAGATGTCAGATAAAATTGCAACTGCAATTAACAAGAAAATTGATATTCCCTTCGTATCGGAAGATAAGGAGCAAATATTCTTTGAAAAGGTTGTTGATGTTGTTACTGATATCCTTGCTGGAATGTTCAAAGGAAAAGATTAATTTGGACTTCACTGAAGCAGTTTCAGTTGTATTGAAGCACGAAGGTGGTTATGTAAACGATAAGAATGACCCCGGAGGAGAAACCAATATGGGAATCTCTAAAAGGGCATATCCAGACCTAGACATAAAAAACCTTACTCAGGATGATGCAGCTGAGATATATTTTAATGACTACTGGGTAAAGGCTAGAGTGAGCCATATACCTGATAATTTACAACTTATCTATTTTGACATGGTTGTTAATATGGGTAGAAGTAGAGCTGTTAAGATATTGCAGGAAGCTATCTCAGCAAAAGGATGGTTTACTGTTGTTGATGGTCGTATTGGACCTAATACAATAGCGATGGCTGAGAAGTCTGGTTTGGAACCGGAGAGACTACGTAGTTATAGAGTGAAGTATTATGCTAACTTAGTAAAAAGAAAACCGAAGATGGAGAAATATTGGTACGGATGGTACAGAAGGAGCCAACAGGTATAAACCTATTTGACGGATTGTCAATTAAGGGTACTAAAAGATGGAGAGAACACCCACCACACAAGTGCCCTTATTGTTGCACTGGTGGGAGTGTGCAGGGTATTGAGATACTTGCTGCATATGATGGTCCGTTGTTTTGGGAGTGTAATCACTGTGGTGAAAGAATGTTGCGATTTACTAAGAAGACGACTGTTAAACATTTGGATAAGACAGTAGACTTATTCGTTGACTTAGAAGGATTGGATAGAATATGGGAGCAAGTACCAAATTAGATGTTGGAGTAACTAAACGTGGAATCATTACACCAGACAAGCATTTCCCTTTGCACGACCAACCGGCAATCAATGCCGTATGCAAGGCAATTAAGATTATTAAACCAGACTTCTATATTGACCTCGGGGATGTGGGAGAGTTCGAGTCGGTTTCTCATTGGCAGTGGAAACGAAAAAGGAGACCACCGCTTGAGTACCAACTCCCAAAGGTTTATGAGGATTTAGGTAAAATAAATGAAGGAATGGACTACATTGACAGAGCCCTCGACAAAGCTGGAGTCAAAGAAAGACATTTTTGTGAAGGAAACCACGAAATGTGGCTCAACAGTTTTTCTGAAGAAAACCCCTATTTACAGGGGCTACGAGTTAAAGACGCTCTACTTCTTGAACAACGTGGATATGAATACCACCCCAACGGAGAGTATGTTAAGATAGGTAAGTTATGGTATTATCACGGGAACCACTACGCTGGGATACAGCATACTCGCAATCACTTATTGCGGCTTGGATGCAACGTTATGTATGGTCACCATCACGACCTTCAGCAAACCACTGCGACACAGATGGATGGACCGAAATCTGCGTGGTCAATTGGATGCTTAAAGGATATGTCGCATGAGGCGAATAATTTTATGGGTAGAAGAAAAAGTAATTGGGCACATGCCTTTGCAGTTGTTGACTACTTTCAATCGGGAAATTTCACTGTACATATTGTTAATATTATTGATGGTGTCACCTCTTTGTGGGGAAAGGTTATAGACGGAAATGCCTAATCCTTACAAAATATATAAAATTGGTCAAAACATATTTCTTAGATGGGGACCTAGAACTGCTGAGGCTTTTCGCAGATTGTATGGTAATCAGAATCCAGAAAATTTAAGAAAATTAAATTTAATTTCTCAAGGAACTGGGTTTTCTCCAAAAGTAATGAATAAAATGGCTAGCGAAAGATTGCTTATAACAGGTAAAAGAACGAATCTTTCTCCTATAGAACAAGCTATTAAAAATGAATATGTAAATAAAGACTGGAGTTCATTTATGTTGCCAAAGGGAGCAAGGGGGATTGAATACGGAAAAAAAGGTCACCCTCAACTTAAGATAGGTGAAGCAAGATATAAATCTCAAGTCCCAAAAGCATATGAATTAGATAGTATAAAAAATTCATATCTTAAAAGTGGAACAGTCGCACAAAAAAAAGCGACTAGAAAAAGATTTTATGATGAATATTTACACGGAACAAAATCTAAATATGATGGCTCTGGAAGAATTAGAGCTAATTTAAAACCAAAGAAATCTAAGTTTCCGGGATAATAAATATGCCTAAACAGAATTTTGAAATAAGGAACTTTAATTTTGGGATTGTATCTCATCCAACTGATTCTAGAGATATCCCTGATAATGCTGCTACTGATGCTTTAAACCTTGATTCTCTTGGAAGAGGGGAACTTAGAGCTATACCTGATGATTTACTATTAAAGGGTAATGGATTTTCATCCCTTGATTATAGTGACTTAGTATACAAACAAGGTGGGACTAGTAGTGGAACATCTGGGGAGCCAGAAGCATAATGCCTACTAATACTGAAGATAAACTAGTTGTAAGCGGAACCTTTACAGGAACGAAACAGACTGTCTTCTTTGTTAAGATTACAGATGAAGATGGTGATTCTTTTCAGTGGAAGAAACGTTTAGCTGGAGCCTCTTGGAGTTCTGCAACAAATGTTTCTGGAATTACTTTAGATGACGATGTAACACTTAGTGATGGAGTGAAGGTAAAGTTTACTGCAGGCTCTAAAACTGATTATAACGATGGTGATACTTGGACATTCATAGCTTATCCTAATTTTAAGATATCTGAAACAACATCTGCTTTTACTGATATGGGTATTATAGAACACGCAGATAGAAAAGATTTAGTTATTGTTAGTAAGGGGTCTGGAGAGGTTGGAGTTATAGAGGATTATGAATCTTCAGCTCCAAAGAAGTTAGATACTAGATTTAATATTGGTCCTTCTGATAGTATTGATATACAGAATAAGAATAAAGAATTATATATAGCAACAGGCAGGAATAATAAGCCTAAGTGGGCAGGATATGTATCGCACAATGGGTTAAGTGGTACAATTACCAAGCCAGAGTTTATCGTTCAGGAGGCGATAGACCTTGTTGAAGCAGAAGATGCTATTGAAGCAGATGCTTTCACTGATTTTGTATTAATGTCAAGTGATGGTTATGGTGGTGGGGGCTCTAAATTGATAATTGGTATAAAGGAGGGTGATAGTCATCTATATGTAATGAATATAGACGATGATAAGCTTTTTAAGTTTGAATGCTTAAGTCAGCCTTTACGTGTTAGACCTGATTATGCTCAACGAGATACTGGTATTAGTACAGCAAATGGAGAACTTAAGGGTGTAGCTGTTTTATGCGCTGGTCAGAATGTTTCTGGAAAGGAATATATAAATAGCATAGAGTTTTGGAGTATGAATGATGGTAGCGTTGAAGGTGAAGGTGCTAACAGAGATAAGATTATCCATCTTAATGCACCAGAACAACAGGCTATGGAAAAATTTACAGACTTTTTAATTGTTCCAACTAAGTACCATGCCACAACTCATTATACTACTGGAGATTTTCATTTGGTTGTTTCAACTAGTACCGCTAGTGCTATAGGTGAACTAAGTTATCCATTGTTCAAGTATGAGAACGTAGATGACCTTTCTGATGCTGGAGAAATAGCAGCAACGTCCTATGTTTCAATATCTCCTAAAATTAATTGGGATGGAGAAGACGGAGCAGCAGGAAAATTTGTTTACTTAAAGAAATCTAGCGCTCAATATAACTCTACACATATAGCCGAAACTACTAACGGCTATGAAAATAAGTGGAAGCATGTAGCAGATTGTAATCTAGTATTTGGGTGTCTTGATGGAACAGATACAACTACTATAAACCCAACAGTCATGTTTACTGGTCAGTTGCTTGAAGCGACTGAATGGGAAGAGTTATATGATTTAAACGCTGATACTTACTTTGGTCCAGTTTATCAGGATTCAACATCTGCGTCTGGTAAAGCGTATTGGGTAGTTAATTGGGCGACCTTCAATATTCCATTAGATGCCACTGGCGTTGCTTCTCAACCAATGTTGATGCATATACGAGACAATATAAGCAGTTCAAGCGACTCTAATAATGCATGGCGTGATTACCCCGGAGGAAGTCCTTTCGATAAGTTTGATTGGTTAGGAGGAGCAATATGTAATCGTTATATGCCACCAGCTAACACTCCTAATTGCGGTGTTAATAGAAAGTTTGTTGTTATGCCAACTTCACAAGGTTCTTCTCCGGGTATGCGTAGTTGGCTAATGTATATAGATGCAGGCACTAGAAGGGTTAGGACTTTCCATACTCCGTTACAAGAGTCTATGGAACAGACTCATTGGATTGCAACTACTTTTCCTCACATATTTCCCAATCCTAGGTCTTGGGTTTACACAAAATATGGTGAAGCTGGTAGTATAGGTGCTGAGTATGACGACCAACCTAATAGTAAAAGCGTATATCTTGGGTCTGGTAGTTGGAGAGACGGCAGAAGGTGGAGATTGGGAGACTATCCTTTTATTATAGGGCCCGGAATAGAAACCCCAAGACTACCAAATACTTTTAGTAAGGTATTTGCTATGAGTCCGCATGATTCTGAATACTCAGACTCTACAATTAGGAAATATATAAAAGTACAACATGCAACCGATGCGGGTAATACTTGGACTGATACAGACACTGAGCCTACAAATTTACTCGGTGACTTGACAGATTGGTTAACATTTACTGCTCCAGCAAAAACTGGTGCAGATAATTGGGTTGGTTCAGATACTGTGAAGAAGGTTTTTTACAAGGTTGCTCTGGTCTATGATGGTTATCAAGAAAATGCTTTAATGGGTGCTGATGTAACTTTTGCAGATGGTGGTAGTGTTATGTCTCAACCAATAACCTTTAACATAAGGATTGATGCTAGCGCAGAACTCCCAAGAAGGGTTAAAAGTATAGTTCTTTATAGAGCAGATAGTATATTGGAAACAGATACTGAACCAGATGGTTTATATAGGTTTGTCAAAGAGATTGACTTGGTAAAATTTAACTGGAATAGCACTTCTCAAATATGGGAGTATACTGTTATTGATAGTGGTTATTCAGAGGGTTCTTATGGAAGTATAAATGGGGTATCTGAAGGTATCCACTCACTACCACTGAACTACTCCGTAAGCACCGAACAAAATGGTTATTTATTTGTTGGGAATTGTAATCATACTCAGTTTGAGGATTCAGAAAACTTTATATTCCGTTCTCAGCCGGGTAAGTATTCCATATTCGATTGGTCTAAGGATTTTTTACAGTTGCCATTTGTACCTACTGCATTAGCGGGGTTTATGGGTAAGGTCTACGTATTTGGAGCAACGCAAATGGCTGTCATAAATCCTGAGTCTATGTATATAGAGGATACTTTAAAAGGCGTTGGATGCATGGGGCAGAAAAGCGTTTATAGTACTTCATATGGGTTATTTTGGGTTGATAAAACAAATGCATATCTAGCTTCTCCGCAGATAAAGAAGGTTGGTACTCCTATGTTAGAAGCCGATTCTCATGGGTGGCTTGGTTTGAGTGATAGTGTTAAGGAATCTTCTGTTATTGGTTACGATTCTAGAAGAAAGTCTTATCTTATATTCTTTACTAACACCGACAATAGGTGCTGGGCTTATAATACTCAGGACAATAGGTGGGACCTATGGGAAACTCCGGGCAAGGTTATGGACAGTGCTTATACTAGTGATGGGCATTCCCTATTGCTACTTAGTGACGGAACAATATGTAAGTATCTTAGTGGACCTAATAAACGTAATTGGACATTTGTATCTAAAAAGTTGACCCTTGGTAGCGATACACAGGATAAGAAGCTTAGAAATGTCAAGCTTGATGCAAGTATTGATAACAATAGTAACGCCCTTCCTAGGACACGACTATATTATAAAGTAGATGGAACTTCTTGGCAAAATGGTACAGATATAAGTTCTTCCTCTAGTGGTGATAATAATACTATAAAGAAGGTTATAGCTGCTGATAATAAAAATCATTGGATACAGATGAAAGCTACAGGTGAGAACGATGCTACGGCTAGCGATGCTAGGGGTTATTCTATGGGAGTTGTATACAAGCCTAAGAGTATAAAGTAATGGCTATTAAGAGAAAAATAATTAATCCAGTAGTAAGAAGCACGGGGCAACGTGTTAATCATTATGGAGATAATAGCGATAATAGTCGTGGATACTCTGATTTAGAGTATACTATTTCTAAGATTGCTAAGAAAGTAGACATACCTACTGGACAGGTAGAGGAACCTGAGGATACTTCTGAATCTGGGGCATTTAGGGTTGTGAAGGATAAAAAGGTTTACTTTTTAGAGATAAAGACTAATGATGGTTGGATTAGGAGCGATGGCTCTTCTGCTAGTGGGTTCACATTAAGGGAAAAAAAATGAGCAATCTAATATCAGGATTATTATTAGCTGGCTTATTCACTTTTTATGCTTGGTCATGTGGAGATGATTATATGACCATTGAGCGAAATTTAATTGATGCAGAAAATAAAGTACCTATATATTTCTATGCTGATGCAGAGCAGGCAGAAAACACTAATTCATGGCGTCCTGTCTTTACTTATTATATATATTTAATGGACGAAGGCGAGTTTGAGGCTTATTTCCACGCTTATTGTATGGATGGAGATTCGGTTATATGGTCAGGTATACAGCCAATTACAATAGAAGGTCGTAAGAAAATTTGGGGAGAGTATGTTAGCACAGCTAATTTTTCGCCAGAAAACATAGCAAATGTAACCCCTATGGCTTATGTAAGCGTAAATTATGAGAATTGATTAAAGTAAAGGTTTAGGTTAAATTAATAAGGATAAAAAGGTGATATTATGAGTTGGTTAAGCGAAGGCTGGAAGAAATTAACTGGTCAAAACCAAAAGGTTAAACCAAAAACTATAGGCAGTGAATGGGATGAAGCCTATGGTGGTCTCCAAGAAGATTATAGTTGGCTACAGGACCAAGGTAAAGAGATGATGGACCCCTATTCTGCAAAGAATATGGGTGCTTATAGAAGGTTTGGGCAACAGTCTGCTGAAGGTCAGTCGCAGATGTTTAGAAATATGCAGCGTCTTGCAGCTATGCAAGGGGGGGGTGCTTCTGGTGCTTTAACTCAACAAATGGGAGACCTTAGTAATAAGGCTACTGCTGGCTCTATGGATGCTTTTAATAACTATCTTCAGCAACAGTATGCTGGTGGCGCTGGAATGATGAGTGGTGCTATGGCTAACATAGGGCAATTAAGGGGTGGTAGGATGAATGCTATGCAGAATCAGAGACTTGCTAATGCCCAGATAGACTCAAATGCTATGGGGCAGACGCTTGGTATGCTTGGAGGCTTGGGACAGATGGCTTTTGGTATGCCACCTACAATGATGATGGGTGCTCAAGAAGGCGGGTATATAGATGGTAGCGGGGGAATGCTTAGTATGATTATGGGACCAAAAGGACCAATGAATATTCGTACACGTATGGGAGGTGAGTTAGTTGGCTAAACAATATGGAAGTAATAGCCCTTATCCGGGAGATACGATAGATGGTAAACTTGAGCAGGGAGAGTATGTAATGAATAGAAATGTTCTTGCTATACCCGGAATGAAGGAGTATCTAGATAAGTTGAACTATGAGATAGCCCCTAGGTATGCTCAAGGTGGAAAGGTGGATGGCTATGCTTTTGGAGGCTTTGTTAAATCAATGTTCGACAAGTTTAAAGCCCCTGCTGGACTAACTAATGCTGGTGATTTTGATTTACGAAACATGACTCCTGCAGCTAGAAAGATGGCTGTAAAGGATATATCTGATAAAAAGTTAAGACCTCAAGCTAGTGATGAATCTGATTTTCAAGATTGGGCTGGTAGACCTAGTGACTTTGCGATGAGTGCTGGTACCTCTGATGAAGAAGACTATCAGGAAGCCTTTGGTGAACCAAGTATAACCTCAAAATATATGAAGGAAGCACCTACCCCCGACTATATGAAGGATAGCCTAGGAAGTAAGCTGCTGAGTAAATTTAAAAAACAAGATGAAACTGTTGTGGATTCACCTAGTGAAGAAGAGCTATTCTTTTCTCAGAAGTACGGTTCTGCACCAATACCTTCTGAAGAAGTAGAACCAGAAGCTGGCTCTGAAACCTATGACCCTCATGGTATTTTTAAAGCGAGTGAAGATTATAATCCTCTTGCACCAGAAGCTCCACAAAAGATGGGACTAAAGGAAAGCTTAAGAGGCTTTGGTGAGAAGGCTGGTCATTTCTTAGAACAAAATGTACAGTTTCCTGCTATACAGGCTGGTATTGATGCGAAAGAGGGACTCGGAAATCTTCATAAATATTTAGGCGCTGGTAAGGCTGAGAACTATCAGGATGTTTTAACTGGTAAGGAAAAAGGAAGCCTATATCAGAGAGCTGGAAAAGGCTTAGGTATGCTTAGTAGTCTTATGAGCGAATTTGCTGCCCCCGGACAAGGTAGGGGTAACCTAAAAGGTTATGGAAGATATAAGGGCGATGACACTCCAGCTCTAGGGGATGTGGCTCCTTCTAGGAAAGTAGATTCAGATACTCCAGTTGCAGAAAATGTTAAGAAGGGTCCAATACTAGGACCTGATGATGAAGTAGGCGATTATGCCGAAGAGATGGGGCTGTCCCGTGAAGAAGCTATGGAGGATATTACAGATAAAAGTATATGGGGAGGAGGTCTTAAAGATATATCTAAGGAGATTGCAGATAGGAATGAGGTTGTTTTAGAAGAACCTGTTGCAGATGTGCCTGCGTCTAGTACTGCTACTAATCAGAATTTAAATTTATCAGGAGGGATAAACCCAGACCCTAGAAGCCCTTGGTATGGTTCTGATATAGATTATTCGTTAAACCCAGAAGAAGTTGAGGAAAAAGCAGGTGGTGGCCTTATAGGAAGGGCTTACCAAAACGGTGACTATGCACACTCTAATCTTGATAATATGATATCATTAAACCATTATCAAGAGGGCGGTATGGTTTCTGGTAATAACTCAAGACGAATGTTTGATTTTATGAAAAAGAGGAGGTACTAAGATGCCCGAAATTAAACCTCTAAACCTATCAACTCCCTCATATAACCCTGTAGGTTCTGTCCAAAGACAGGAGTCTTGGCAGGATAAGATGCGGAAAAATAGTCAGGTTGCTTTGCAACAGGCTCTTGGAAGGTATCAGATAAAGGGTTTACAGAGAGCTGAGAAGGATTACTATATTAATAAGAGAGCTGAAAACTTTCTTTTTAGTAACTATCCCGATGGTAGGAAAGCCGATATTTTAAACCCAGCAAGTTTTAAGTTTCTAGGTGAAGGTAAAAGGTCTGAAGCTTTAAAGAATTGGAAAGAGAACGTTGGTGGTAATATGCAAGCGTTTGAACAATACTGGCAAGCCGGTAAACAGTCAGAACTAGACGGTATTAAGCGTAATCTTATGCGGGACCCGGCTAAGTATGGCGAAAGAGCATGGAGTAAACATGTGACGAATACGCTTACCTCTATGGACCCAGCAGCTAGGCAAAGCTTAATGGGTTCTCTGGACGACCAGACACTTGGTGCACTTAATCAATATTACGACCCAGAAAGGTTCATGTCTTGGGGAGAATGGGGTGGAAGAGTTGCTGAAGAAAACCCGCTTCTTGGTGGCGCTGCTGCCGTAGCTGGTGGAGCTGCTGCTCTTGGTGGAGCCGCTGCTCTCATAAAAAGAGGGAGGGCAAAATCAGCCGCTAAACTTATTAGTGAAGCTGCTAAAAAAGGCGGAGGTGGAGGTTCTCTTTCTGGTCCTATTGGTAAACTTCCATTACAACAACAGATTGGTGCTGGTAGTCCTATAGGCATTGGTTCTGGGGCAGTTAAATCTGCTGCTAGTGCAGGTAGATTGGGTGGTAAACCACCACTTCAGATTCCATCCTCTGCTGCTTCGTTAGCCACTAAAGCTCAGTCGATAGGAAAAGGAGCACCTCAACAGTGGAATCAAATAGCTAGCTGGAATGTTGTTGATGACGTAGTAAACCCTAACCAGATAAAGAATGTACAGAAAGCAGTAGGTAGCTTGGTAAAAGATGGTAAACTGACACAGTCTACTGGTGACCAACTAATGGGTGTCATAAAATCACTCAGGTCTCAAGGACAAAACATTACCACTAAGAATGTTTATGAAGGGATAAAACGATTAGGTACTCGTGGTAGTTCTCTAATGCATGCTGTTAATAGTAAGAAGCTTAACCTTGGTCCCCTAAAAGGCATGGGCTTAATGAAGAGTATAGGCGTTGGAATGGGCGCTGGTCTAGGTTTACAAGCTCTTACAGAGGTTGGCGTTAGCGGGGCAGCAGGTATAATGGGAGCTAGTGATGAAACAGCACGAAAGGCTGGAGAAATCGCTGGTGTACCCGCAGGTACTGCTGGATTTCTTGCAGCTCCACATGTTTATCAAAAGATATCTGATGTAGTTAAGAAAAAAGGAGCTCCATACGTTCTTAAAAAGGTAGCTGCTAAAGGAGGGCCAAAGCTTGCTGCTAGACTGGCGGCTAAGGGGGTCTTAGGTGGATTAGCTACAGGCATGAGTGGTCCAGTAGGAATAGCTCTTACTGGTGCTCTTTTAGCTGGTGATGTTTATACAATATATAACATTTTAAACGAAGTAGATTAAGCGGAGGCTAATTTGGCAGGTCCGTTGAGTACCGACTGGCAACCTAAGCACAGTCGGGAAGATATAGACAATCTCATAACTGAGTATCGTCTTAGACCTTATCAGTTTGACGGTAAGGATGATGATATACAGACCCTCGAAGACCATGCAGCTCATTATGCTATTCCCTTTGCAAGGACAAAGGAACACCAAGACAGTTTCCTTTTTAAGACAATAAAACAATTTGGCTCTGGGTGGTGGGAAGGATTTACCACACTTCCGCCTGAAAAATTAGGAGTCGGTAGTGAGCCTAGAGACACAGCCGAGGGAATTGCAAGAAACCTTGGGCATCTTGCTGGCTTCGTTGGTTACATGCCGGGTGCTCGTATACTTAAAGCACTTGGTGCAGTTAAACTAGCTGGAACTCTGAGAGGTATAAAAGGGAAGAGTGTTCCTATGAAAGCCGCTGATATGGCTTCTAGGAAAGTGAGTAAGGTTGCTCAACCTTTCTTAAAAGACCTACCAAATTTTATTACAGAGGGTGGAGTATTAAGAGATATGGCTTCTGGAGCTTTCCATCTTGGTGTAGCTAGTGGGGTATCAAGTTGGACTCATGGAGTTGATGAGGTATTTCATAGTGCTGGTTTTGGAGCAGTAGCAGGTGGTGCTTTTAGAGGTATAGGTAATCTTCCCGGTTTTGGAAAAAGATTATCAGCAGACCAGTTAAAGCCAAATGGTAGTCCTAATCTAAAGAAGTTGGAGCCCGGGCAGATAGCTGACCTTACAGCTAGAACTATGGCTGGTGCTGCTTTTACTGGATTACCAGCAACAGCACAAAATGCTACTACAGAAGAACAAGTATATGCTTATGCTCTTGGTGCTTTTTTCGGTTTCAAGGAAACACCCTATCAAACTAGAGCTAGTAGACAGTTTTTAAACGAATCCTTCAAGGGTAATCATGGACCAGACCCTGAGCTTAATCCTAAGTGGGATACTTTAACTCCAGAGATGCAGGGTATTGTTAAGAATGATTTCAAACACTTCTTTGGTCCAGAAGAATCACAGTATGTTGTCTATGACCTAATGCGTGGTAAGGGTATTGATATAAAGGACATAGACAAACTAGCTAAGGAGTACCAAGGAAAGACTGACATTGACACGAATACTGGAGAAGTATCGTTTGGTTTAAATAAGGAAGACTTAAAATCCTATAGAGATGCTTATAAAGATGACCCAAGGTTTGAAGACCCACATGATTTAGATATGCACATTGCCAAACTTGGTGATATACCGGGTAGAGTAGCTGGTAGAGGTGGATATGTTGAACAGAATCTAAAAGAAGCTTGGGAGACCTCTAAAAATCCTGATATAAAAAAGATTAAAGTTGCTGATGAAATATATTCTGAGTGGACAAAGCATCATAAAGATGGTAAACCAACCTTAGGTGCTGAAGAAAAGATAACCAAGTTCATTGAAAAGAAGTATGGGGTGACATTAAATGAAGAGCAATCAGGTTGGTGGAGACGCTGGGCGGAAAGCACTAGGAAAAAGGAATGGGTCGACCAGATTTCATTGGTTGACGGTAAAGTTGGCATACTTAAGGGTAAGACTAATGCTGTGGGTAATAAGAAAGACCTCTCACAGGAGCGACTTGTAGTAGAAGATAGATATGACGCTGAGCATGTTTCTGTATTTAAGGAGCCTCCTAGACCAGAAGAGGGCTTCTTTAGAGTACTTGACCATATGATATGGGGTAATAAGGAGTATGATTTAACACGTGTGCATGAAGGCTTAGCTAGGGACGAATTAATAAGGATAAAGAAATCTAAGTCAGATAAATATCAGGACTTTACGCCTACAGAATTAAAAAATATTGCTCGCTCTGAAGCTCGTATAAAAATTGACAAGGCTTACAACAGATTAATGGACTCTATGTGGAAACAGGGTTACTATTATATGGGTGGTAAGGGTGATAATAAGAAGATGTATTTTGTAAGAAAACATCCTAGGGTGGCAGCCAAGCCTAAGGAAAGCAAGAAGGTTCTAAATAGTATACAGAGAGCCATGAGAAAGAACGGTATAAAGGGAGTAAAGAAAAATTATCGTGCTGGACTAGAGAAATTTAAAGAAAGATACCCCAACCTAAAGAATGCAGCAGATAGATACAGACAAATGTATGTGTCTAATGTTTTGTACGACATGACCTTTAATGGTTTTAGTTCTGGGACTAAGCCAAAAGAGATAGAACTTAATATGGGCAAGGTTCTTGCTAAGGGTATGATTAATAATGCTAAGGCTTATAATAAAAGAGCGCAGATTTGGTTTAATACAGGTCTATCAGCTAATCCTAATTTCGTTTTCACCTATTTAAAAGATAGGGGTGTTAACGTTATTGGTGGAAGGAATTACCGGGTAGGGTTTTTCAAGGACGCAGATGGGTATTATGACCAGAAGAAAATAACTCTAAAGTCTAAGGCTGATGAATATACAGAGATGACTGATGGTGCTATTATAGCTAGGGAAGAGATTATTGATGCTCATAATGTTGATAAAGGATTGCCAACTAGTGGTAATGTAAACAAGTCCTTTATTGTAGCGCCTAACGCAGAATATGGAGCTGTACTTGGTAAGTATATGATGCATGCTCCTTCAGCTGAGCTCGCTAAGTATATGAAAGAGAACGATTTACACATGCTTATACCCGAATCGGCAGCTAAACAGATGGGTACAAGACAATCTGGGGACCTTTTTATTGATAATAAGGGGAAGATAGGGTTTAATGGTGAAGGGTACGAGCTTCCTATCAGTAGTTTTAGGACTATTATGTCTGAAATTACCAGTGATAAGTATATAAAACCCCAGAGATTACCTAAACAGATGTTTACTACACTTAGTTCTTATGGTTATAAAGATGTAAAGCCTGAGGTTATCCAAGATATGTATGAAACTCTTTCTAACAGGGCTTTTAAGGGTATACCTGAGGCTAATGAAATGCTTAAAGCCTATAAGGATGACCCTAGCAACGCTAATCTTAATAGGGCAATTAACAATCTAGAGGATATTAGTATTCCTAAGCTTCTTGAAATGATGAGAGACCCAAAGCATGAGAAGTTTGCATCTAAGGCTTATGAGAAAATACTCAAGCTTAATAATGAGTATGTTGAAGCATTGGCTGAAGAGGGTGAACTGTCAAGGTCTGAGATTCAACAGGAGCGTGAAGTAAATGCTGAGTTTGAAAGCATTGTTCAAAGATTAAATCGTGTATTCCCTGAAGGCTCTATTGGAGCTTATCTTCATAAGTTTTCACGTGATTACCGCATGGCAGCAATGCGTAACTATGTGGTTACACAACTTACTAGACCTAGAATGTATAATTCAGCTACAGCACGTATGCGCCCTTGGGATATAGGTATGAGAATGAAGGACTCAGATATCTCTAGGTTGCGTGATACTGATGATATATTCTATCTGGACGAAGGATTTAAGAAGCTTCGTATAAAGGACCCTCTTATTATAAAAGGTAGAGAAACCTTGGAAAACGTTTGGGAAGACTTTAATGCTGGTAAATACAAGGCAAATAAGGATAAAGTAGCTCAAATACTGCATGCTGCAGCCATGAGAGTTCCTATGGACTCCATAAGTGGTGCTCATTCGCTCAAATTTGCCGGTTTTACGGGGGTTAAGGGGTACGGGGTACTCTTGCATCCAAGAACCATGAAAGCTCTGGGAGGGGCTGATTTAGATGGGGATAAAGCCTTTATCTTTTTTGGTGGAGACAAAAGCGGTTTTAAACAGTCATGGAGAGAGATGTACCATTCACAGAAAGATGAATATGTTGACTCTAAGACTAATGCAGAGAAACATAACAAAGAAGCTATAGACCCAAAGACAGGACAGACCTATGGTGAACAGCTTGCTGTTAGAAGTAAGGAGATACAGCAAGAAGGACTACATCCGGGCTCACAGTACAGTCCTTATTGGAGGGGCTTTATGAGTGAGGGGGCTGCAAGTGGTCGTGATATGCTTGGTTTTGCTGTTACTAATAGGGCTGCTGTAATCGGCGCATATAACGCAATACGTGGACATACGGGTGAAAACGTAGCCATGAAAGATATAATTCTAGAGGTAAAGGGCAGCGAGGTAAGGAATAAGAACGGAGAAGTAGCTACTGGTACTGTATGGCTTGGTAGGGGGCAATATAGTATACCATTTATTATGGGGAATAGGCGTTACCGTATAGTTTTTAAGGCTAAGACAGGGGAAGAAGATTTACAGCGCTTTAGAGAAATGGCTCGTGCTACTGTTGCACTTGGTTCTGACCCAATGGATGAAGCTGGCTTGAAAGGGATAGATGTATTTTCTTCTAAGGTTCTTGATACACTATTCAATTATGAGATAAGAAGTATTAAAGGTAAGGTATCGAAGCCTAATCCTTCTCTTACTAAGAAACTTCAAGATGGTAAGCTTGATTGGTTAAAGGGTAAGGGTTTACACAGGATGTTCTTTAGGACTAACAGTTTATTATATGGTAAGAATTATACTGAAGCTAGGAGATGGTCTTATGCTGACATATCTGCTGGTCTAGAAGCTATGAAGTTTCTACCAGAAGGTTCACGTAATACCCTTATGCCTCTATTGTCTGAAAGTTTGAGAGATGTAAACTGGTCTGATAATTTATTTAGACACACAGATTATAAAAGAGTAAAGGCTCTTTATGATACCCACCAAAATATGACCGAAAGAGAGGACTGGCTGAATGACATCTTAGGCAGAACTACATTGGCGGCTCCTTGGAATAAGTTTATTGATAGGATATACTCTAATAGATTGTATACTAGGGAAGGATTAGAAACAATTGCTCGTGACGAGGAAGCCTTTAGAAGGCTATTGAATGAAACCTATGTTCACAAGCCAACTGGTGAAGAGAGACTTGTTATGGGTAATATTGATGGCAAGTGGAGACCTATTAATTATGGTAGCTATGATTACAGGAGAGGCTATCTAGAGAAACTTGTTTTGCAGGGAGAAGATTTCTTAGTTAATGATATGAGCACAATGGCTTCACTCAAATCTATCACAGATATTGTAGGTAAGCATGGTATAGTACCAGAGCGCATCTCAAAGATACACGCAGACGCTAATGAGATAAAGAATATGGGTGTACACATGGCTAGGAGAAGGCGTGATAGAGACGATACTTTAAAGGATTCTGCCTTTACTCAGAATGAAGAGGCTTCTAAGGTTAATGAAATGATGCGTGAAAATTTTGGTATAGAAGATACTGGTACAGCTAAGCTTGACCAGATACAGATTGACTCTGCTATTAGAACAGTTAAGAAGGGTTATCAGAGTAATGCAGAGAAGGATTTGTTTGATATATTATTAATGGGTACATATCAACGTGGTTATCCTAAGGCTGTACAAGAAATGAAGATGCGCCTTGAAAAGAAGAAAGGTAAGAAAGCAGCTGATTGGAAAGTTGTCGATATGCTAGAGAAGCAGGTGCAAAACACTTCTCTTGTTCGCTCTGCTATGAACTCTAAAGCTGTTAAGGATAGTAATCTTAAAAAGTTCTTTAGTGATTACGATGCTCTTTTAAGTAAGACAAAGACTGACCTCTCAAAGGAAGAACAGGAACTAATAATTGGCGAGTATAAGGGTAGAGAAAAAATTAAGAGCGTCAAAGATGATGAGGGTAATCTTATAAAGGGAGAGATAATAGAGTCGTCCGACCTTTCAGAAAAAGATAGAACGTATCTTGATGATATTGCTCCGTTTGTAGGCGTTAATAGAGGTAAAGTTAAAGACCCAGAGCTTAGGGAGATATACCATAGTCTTAAAGGACACCTTGAACACTATCACAATCTTGATACACGAAATTTAAACGGACTGTTTCGTGGTCTCTTTGGTAAGAATATAAATCAAGCTACAAAATATGACCTAAAAACTTTAGATAGATATTTTAATGAAATGCGTGATGGTACTTGGTTTAAGAAAACAGTTGATTGGATGCTTGGTAAGGATAAGGGACCTAAAATACGTAGAGCATACTACTGGATGTTTCCTAAAGCTGTAGATAGGGACCTTATGAGGCATCCCGGTATGGTACAGTGGGTAGAAGATGTTGGTCCATACAAAGATAGACTTGGTAATACTATAAGTGGTAGGACTGTTAGACCTACTAGTACCCTTGGAGAGATACAGCAATGGGCTTATAAACATCAGGAACTATCTATGCAGAAAAACGAGGAAGAGAAAGAAAGGTTTAGGGAAAAATTAAATCCATTTATAAGAGCCGTTGAGGATGGTGATGTTTTATATGATATAGCCGTTGCTATGAGAGAGAGAAGAATTATACCAAGGGTTCTTAGGAGAAAGTATAAGGATAATAATCATAAGCTTACAATGCAGGAGATGTCTTATGAGAGCCATTGGAATGAGGTGAAGGATTCTTATGAGAGATTAAAGGGTAAAACTTATCGTGTCCCTATGGAAGGCGGAACAAGGCTGATGTCAGGGGATGAAATTATACGCTCTATAAACGACATCCTTACGAAGCAGAATGAAGCAACTTATAAGTGGATGCGTGGTGACCCAGACTATGTTGAGAGTTGGTTAGCCAAAGGAAGGACAAAGGACGGAAGGGAGAACTTTCAGTCGCTTCAGAAACTAAGAAAAGAGTTCTATGCCTATATCACTAAGAAAGCTAAGAATAATGAGCAGATACCAATTGAAAAGTTCGGTATAGATGGACTTAGGCAGATTACTAAAAGGATTTTATTAAGTATGACGCCTAGGAAACTAATGACAGCAGAGGAATGGGCAAAGGTATCTAAGAAGCTTGAGATTACTCCTTTTGATGTGACGGGGGAGTTCCCATCTGATATTTATTATCCCCATGTATCATTTGATAGGAAGAAGGTGGATATACGATTAAGAGGAGCAATAAAAAATCTTTTTTCAGACCCTAACTACACCAAAGAAGAGAAGCAGGCAGAGGCTCGTAAAATATTCTATCATTATAAACAGCTTACTGGAGATTTCATGGCTAGGGATGAAATGACAGATAATTTTGATGTTGTACAGAAAGTAATGAAAGAATATGCATCCGGAAGGTCTAATAAGGCTAAGAACATCCTAATGTCTGACCTAAAGAAGGTTGGTAATCAGTTCAGTCGTTCTGCTCATATAGGTGGTTGGTCTAGGGACCCAGAAGCTTACGAATCTTATATGAAAAACTCTGTTGATACATTTTATAAACAAGCAATGCAGCTGGCAAGTAGAATAACTATGAATAATTTTAACGAGCGTTTCTACAAACAGACTAAGGACGCAAAGCTTACTAACGATTGGACTAATTTCTTTAAGCTATATACTCAGTCTGCTATGGGTTACCCTACTCAGATACCAGAGAAGGTAATGAATGACCCCCGTATGAAGATAAAAGGAACTCCATATAAATGGTTAGCAGATAGTCAGGCAAAGAAAAGGATTGACTATATAAGGAAACGTTTAGGTATTGGTCGTAAAAGGCTAGAGGAGTGGGACTTAGACCAGACAACTATTGATGAATTAAGTGGAGTAGAGTATAGTCAAATGCAAGGATGGGGTTCCTTAGAAGCAAAGTGGCAGTTAGCTTCCCTACTTGCTCATCCTAAGAGTTCTATAGCAAATCTTTATGGTGGTACAGTTCACACTTGGATTAGTGCTGGTTATGGTAATTTACGTAAAGGAAGGAACTTTGATTATTTAAAAACAAACATCAACCCAAAGTGGGAAAGTATGAAGGATGTCGAACGCTGGATACAGAAACAAGGAGTTATAGAAGAGTTTCTAATTTATGAAGCTGGTCTTAACCCAAAGATAAAGTCTAAGAAGTTTGAAAGTTTTTTACGTGAAGCCACTGCTAAGATAAAGAAAGACCCTGATTTTTCAGACACTAGTTTGAATGCATTAAGAAAAAAGCATGGTGTTACTGACAGTATTTGGAACTTTGCTGCTTCTTTTATGCGTATACCAGAACGGATGTTGAGACGTGATGCCTTTATGGCTCACTATTTACAGGCACGTGAACAGTTTGGCGGTGCTATAAAAGATTTTGATAATCCATTTCTTATTGAAATGGCTAAGCGTGGTGTTAAGGGCACACAATTTTTATACAGCTCACCGTTTAGACCGATGTGGGCTAACAGTACTCTGGGTAGGGTGTTTTCAAGGTTCCAGCTATGGAGTTGGAATAGTGTACGTTTTAGAAACGACACAATAAGGCAAGCGCATATATACGGTTGGGAACCGGGGACCAAGGAGTTTGAACGCTACAAGAGAATGGCTCAGGCTGACTTATTTATGATGTCATTATCAAGCCTGTTTATGTACAGTCTCTTTGAGAATGCTTTACCAGCTCCGTATAACTGGTTCCAAGATACTGCTGATTTCCTAATGGGCGATGAGAAAGAGAAAGAACGAGCGTTCTATGGCTCTATAATAGGACCATTTCAAGCTGTTACACCACCTGCGTTACGATTGCTGCCACCTATGTTTAAGTGGCTGGTAACTGGTGATTCTGATAAGCTTACTGGTTATTATCTATGGACCATGCCTCCATTTGGTAGATTAATAAGAGATGTAGTTGGACCGGGCGGTGCTATAGAGAATCCATATTACGCAATAACTAAGTTTACAGGTCTTCCTGTAATGCAGTTCTCTAAGATGGTAAAGGATGACCCGGCTACTCATTTAGGAGGAAGGTTTTTGTACTAATGCAGAAGACAGCAGTAAGAGAACGTCAAGAAAAGATTTCAATAGAAACTCCTTATGGAACCATTGAATCTGATTCGGGTAACCATTTTGTTGATATTGCTACAGTACTCTTAATCATTATTGTTTGTGCAGCACTAAAGATTGCGGTAGTAAAGATGTTTAGAAAATAATGGACATAGAAGTATTAAACGAGCTTGGGTATATTGAGGTGATTGAAATATCTGTTTGGATAGGTTTAATGTACTATGGTAAGTGCTGGATAGATAGTAGGTTTAAATAATGCCTACACCATTTATGTGTCACGATTGTGATAGTCCTACTATGAACTCTGATGGTATGTGTGATGATTGTAAAGATAAGATGATAAAGAATATGGTGAAGACAACCTCAACTGGGGAACCAATGGATTATTTACCCAGTGAAAATGCAAGCTCAGAAGGGAGTGATGACTAAGGTTATCCAACATACGTCTAATTTTACTATTCTTAAGGATAATAATGATTACGAGCGTGAGTTTAGACGCATTCTTAGGCAGTATTCAACGGCTAATCTAGCATCTGAGTCTGCTGTAAGATGGATAGCTGGTGATATGTATAGAATTTTATATAAAGATAGTCATACTAATTGTGGTTGTAAGAAGGTTGAGCAAGAACCTACAACTGCTGACGAATATAATGAGGAGTGGTTGAGTGAACCCAAGAGCACTAATAAAATTAGCTAAGGAAGCTGGTTATAAAGGAGTAAAGACTGCTGGTCAGTCCTTACAAGGTCAGGAGAAAGAACTATTAGTAGGTGCTACTATACTTGGTACTGCTGGAGCATCTATAGCTCATAAGAAAGGTGCCTTAGAAACAGAGACTTTAGTAGATGCTGCAAAAGTTGTTGGTCAAGGAGGTCTTGTGTTGGGCGCTATGGCTGTAGCTCCAAAGGTTACATCTCAAATAATAAGGAAGGCTGCAGGCAAGGCTACAGGCGGTAGGTATAGGCACTCAGCTGTATCTGAAATCCCTAATTATTTACCCGGTTTTTATGGCTCCGGTGTTTTTGCGCCACAACTTGCTGTAGCTAAAGGAATAAAAGATGCTTTACCAAGAATAGCTAAACGTTTTTTTAATCCCCATGTAGGATATGCTTCAAGAAAGTCTGGTATGGGACAAAAAGATGTAGAAATGGTTAGGAATGTACAGGCAATAGAACATAACGCAGCTCTTAATTTAGATAAGATTGCAGAGAAACAAGCTAGCTATGCTAAACTATCTAAGAAAGATGCTGCTGAAGCACTAAAAGCAGACAAAAAGAAGATAAAGGATATAACAAAACCAGTTCGTGACGCACAAAAAGAGCTACATCACCAAGAGATTACAAGCCAGAGTAATTTAGTTTTATTTGGTAAAGAAGTCCCGGAAAGCTTTGTAGCTAAATACTTTGATAAGTTTGTTAAACCAGTTAGTGAGAAAAAGCTTATATCTTCAGTAGGAGAAGAGGTTATGGCTAATGCTGTAGGAGCTCAAGGTATAAAGCTTGGTGGGGCTACAAACTATTTACAAATATCAAGTCACCCAGTACAGGATGTTATGCGTGGTATGCAGTTCGATAGACGAGCATATAATCTATTTAAAAGATTGGGTACTGGTAAATTTACAGCTGACGATGTTGTTAGTTTTGCTAGACAGTCTAAGCTTGGTAATGTTAAAAAGCTATCTGACGGTAGGGTTCAGGTGATGTATAGTCCAAGTATAAAAAGTAACTTTAACTGGGGAGGGTATAACGGAAGTCTCATTTTTGACCCTAGAAAACCGGGCAAGGTATCTTACTTTGCTACGGACAAGAGGGACCTTTTTGGAGTCAGCCTAGGTCAGGATACAATAAATGTTAGTCAGTATACCACAAAGGACATACCTAAGGTATTAAAAGAACTAGGTAAAGAGAATTTAAAGAAGACCCAGAGACATAGTACTAGTGCAATTCGTAAAGAAACTGTAAAAGAGACTGCTGAGGATTTTGAGCTAAAAAAGATAGGTATGAGGGGTTCTGTGTCTCAGGCTGATAGAAGAATTTTAGACGAGGGTGAGAAAGTATTCACTAAAGCTTTAAAGGAAGACATACCACTAGCAGATAAGGCTGAGTTCTACGCAACAAGAGCTGCATCTTTAGTAAGTGGGGGAGCAGTTGTTTATGCCCTTGGTGATGAATAATTCGATTCTCAACCTAATTGGCAGAGAAAAGTTGAGAAATTTGGGAAAAACCCTAAAAAAACTGCATTTTGATTTTATACTAATTTTCAAACTAATTTTCTGAGTTTAGGGCGTGGGGTGACACGAGTATGCTGTGTTTAAGGATTACACCGACGAGAATCCTCCCTGTATCATTCCTGCGCCCTATTAACTATAAGGAGGGATAATGGGTCAAGTAGTAAGTAGAGAGAGTCGTAGATGTGATGATTGGAAACAATGGAAAAGTGGATGGAAATACAAGAAAGATGCACCATATGATTCTGAATGGAAAAAAGACAGATTACAGTGTTTTAAAAGAAATGGCAATGGTTGGTGGTGGTTTAAGCCAACAAGGGAAGATTTGTGATTTGTGTTGATATTGGGTGGGTTATGTTAGGAACTGCTGGTATAATGTTATCTGTTGCATATTATCTGGCTGTTTTTAAACCGTAGTCGTCCCTATGCCTACATTGCCGCTTCCTTTCACTAGCAATTAAAAAAAGGGGGGCTTATTGCCCCCCCTCTCTGCGTGACTTAGCTATGGCATGGACTTAGAGTCCGGGTGTCACGATAATATCGAAATAACCACAGCCCTTTTCTACTGAACAGGGCTTATCTGCCATATCATCATCCTTCCACATATATAATTTTGTATTTTTATCAGTTTTTTCTGATTGCATCATTATCCCTAAACACTTGGTATCATGATAGTTAGCGCATTCTCTTCTAGCTATACTTTGTAAAGCCCCTTTACTCATGTTTTGTTTTCCTGTCTTTGGTAAAAGTTTCTTCAAGTAACTCTTTAACCTTTACTTCATAAGTATTAAGTATTGCTGATGTTAACTTACCTGATATCTCAAGCCATTCTTCATCGAAATTTAGTTGCTGCCCTACATAAGGTTCAAGAATTGATTTTACTGTGTCATAAAAAGTAGGTGCTTCAACAGTTCCTATACCTACATTGCCATCTGTTACTTCCATTTTATTATCCTTCCAACCTATTCGATAATCCTCACGGTCTACTCTTTTCTTTATAAGATTATCTCGTTCCCTCATTATACCTCCTTCTAAATAAGGGGAGTATGATTATCAGGTGCACACCCACATACTTTAGTGTGTATTCACCATGCCATGCGCCAACACAAGCTTTATACTCCCCTTACTATTGTTAATTAATCAGAGTGAGTTCGTCTTCTTTGGTCCACTTAGACTTTTCTTTTATGAGGTTTATTAACCGCATAAGTCTCTTAGCTAGGTTCATGTCATTTTCATGATAAGAACGCTCATATAGAACATGTAAAGCTGATAAAATAAGCCTTATTTCTTCTATAGTAGCTGTAAGTCTACGTTCTGGAACAGACTCTATCGAGTTCTCCATACCCGGATTCCATATTTACCATCTTCGGTTCTACGTCTGGTTACGAACTTTCTATCAAGCTTTTTTGAAAATCGGTTTGTTGCTTGATTAACCAATTGTGGCTTGAATTTAGTTTCAGGAACAAATACAGATTGACCAACATTTAGCTCCGTAATAAACATATATTTAGAACGATAAGCGCCTGTATGTCTAGTATTGACAGGTGGTATTGGTACTCCTGTTTCAAATCGCCAATTACTCATATTAGTAACGACCTCCTTTTGCGAGCTTCTTCATTACATATGTGCTAATTTCGTCAGGAAGCTCCTGTACTAACTGAATAAGCACATCAAAGTCATCCTCATCAAGAGGACCTTTTCTAGTGTTGCAAGCTTTACAAATAAGCTGCAGATTTTTTTTGTTTGTTGGACCTTCTTTACTAAGAGGAATAATGTGGTCACAAGCTATATTGCGGTAATTTAATTGTCTATTGCAATATTTACATTCACTACCATAAGTATCATAGAACATGGAACGTATATCGTTTCGTTCTATATTAAATTCGACTGAATAATCCTCACTCCTCCTTTTTAAACTACTGTACAATGTGCTCATCTTAGCTGATAGCTTTTTGTAAGCTTTTTGCCAATAGGTTTTGTGTATAGGATATAGTACATCTTTAAATTTATTTTTGTCTAATTTTATTGCGCCATCCTGAGGTTCTTGCATCTCCGACTCCTTCTTTATCAAGATTGTTCAGTAGAATATCCTTCGTGGGTTTATTAATATGTTTTGAGTTTAGAATATTATCACGTTTACTTTCCAACTGCAACTCTTCTAACCGTTTTGCTGCAGCTCCGTCTTTGCTTATTTTTCCTTCATCGAGCATCCATTTATAAAACATTACTATCTGGGTTTTACCAATATAATTATTTAGGTTCTTTATTCTATCATTCATCTCTCTGACTTTATATACTTTCTTAGGCTTAGATTTTGCCATTAAAGACCTCCTTTCTATGGGAATGGGGAGGAGAATTTCCACAAACTCCTCCCCAATAAGCCCTACAGTGCACTGGCAAGTTGGGAACTAACCAGTTTATATTCTGCATACTTATTCCCGGTATGGCTTTTTACGTAATGGGTATCTATTTCGTGTCCCTCGCCTCGCAGTTGATGTACTATAGCTGCAAGTCTGAAACAACCACATCTATTTAAAGCCAACATAGGTGTTACACTAACACCTCCCTGCAATAGCTCTAATATTATTTCTTTTTGCTTTTTCTTATTTCTAGGCATCTATTTTCCTCCTCAATTACAAAGTGTAAATGAACCCCTAATTTCCATAGAGATAGTGATAAATCGACAAATCCATTATCCACTACTACTCCAAACTGGAATATATTGAACAATGTAATGAAAGCTCCTCTATAATCATCACCATAAGGTAAAGATATGTGAACAAATGGTATTATATTCATTTGTTTCATGAGCGCTTTACCCTCTTGACTTTTTCAATATGAAGTCCCGGTATTTTAGCACCCTTAGACAAGGTTTCACGAGCTTTCTTTTTGTCAATTGATTCTGTCATAACAACCTTCTTAAAATCATCAGGAACTTCTTCTTCGTCCATAACTACTACCGGTCCCCATGTTTCATACAGTTTATATCTCGCTGTATCAGTTTCATAGACTCCGTTTATTCCAACTTCATCTACTACCATAGGTATAAGAACTCCGTTAAAGTATTTCTTTAATGATTCTGTTGCACGACGTCTTACTCTTAGACGAGCCTCCTCTTTCTTGATAGACTCTACTTCTGCATCAATAAGGTGAAGTTTACGGTCTAGTTCTACCATAAAGTAGTCTATACCATCAACTTTACGTTTTATTGTACCTTTAAGAGTGTCTAGTTTATCGGATATATTGATAATCTCTTCAGCAGACGCATGTTCCGCCTGAATTTCGAGGTCTATATACTCTCCTACAAGCTCACGAGTTGTCTGTTTTTTCAAAATGTCCTCCTAATCTTGTAGTGTCAATAAGTACAGATTCAAGCATATGTTCAAGCTGCTTTTTTAGAGACCGCTTGTTCTTTTGAGCGAGTTCTACTAAAGCCATTTTCACAGATGCAGTTACTTCTGTTTTAACTACATACTTCTTCATTGATTCCTCCTTACGGGTAACCGAAATGATGGTGTCCAATTAACGTCTATTTCAAATAGGTCACCATCACTGTTCTTAAATAGAGATATCTTCTTTTCTGGTGAATCTTGCATTCCACTAATACCAAGAACCTTTCTTGATGCATTTTCTATCGCACCACTTCCTTTACCAGCATAGATATCAAGTATTTGGTTTCTACTGTATTCTCTCGAAGTTTGAGAAACCTGAATGATAATTATGTCACTATTTACAGCAAGGTTGGAGAGATAATGGCTAATGTATCTTATTGATTCATACTCACCGTTTATTCCTCTAGGGGTTTCTACTAAGTCGATATAGTCAACAATTACAAGACGTGGCTGAAGCTCTCTTATCTGTTTGGTAATAGAGTCAGTATTAGGAGCAACAGTCTGTACATTTACATGTTTTAAGAATTGATTATAGTTTTTACCGATATATTTATAATTAGTAGTTACATCATCCTTGTTCATACCACTTACAATCTGTTGATTTCTTCGATGAAGATACCAACCACTTAACTCTAAAGATAAGTATAAAGTAGGCATTTGCCACTCTGGTCTTATTTCATCATTCATAAAATCGTAGCCTAGTGCTATATTTTGTGCCAAGGTTGTCTTATTAGCTCCAGTTGGACCAAATATGGTTACCAATTCACCGGGATAAATAGAACAGTCCTTATTTACAAAACCGAACATTTCAGCTAAATTTATCATTCTACCTGTGAAGTCAGATTCTATCCTATCTTCTAGGTCTTGTTGTAAGTCGTCAGATGTCATAACATCTACTAGGTAATCTTTGTTTTTATAATATATACATTTTGGTTCACACACTTTCATCATCAATTCGTCCTGACAACCATACTTGTATCCATGATTATATGTTGATTCGACCTTATCAATAACCACTTGTGGATTAAGGTTGTTGTCGTTCCAATGTAATAAGGCAGCCTTAGCTGCATCGCTTGGTAGTCCGTGCCTTCTAAAATGAGATGCAATTCTTAACAATGTATTATTTCTTGTGCCTTCAACAGGACCACGTCTATACATAGTCTGTATACATGGAACTACATTATTAGGCTCAGAAACTTTTTGCATACTCTTTACTTCGGGTACTTCTTTAACGACATGTTCTTCAAGACTGCCATCACCCCATAATTCTTTCACACCTGAATCCAATCTTCTATCAGCAGCTAATGCCACTATGTTGTCTACAGAACTATGTAGCTCATCAATAGTTAATGGGATTTTATATAGTTGTGATTTTATATTTAGAGTGTGGGCTAATCGAATGATTGCTGTACGTGTATAGACAGATAAATCTGGTCTAAAGTCATTTAGTATTGTCATCATGGTTTGTTTAACAATAAAAGGTAATTCTGGACCCGGAGGAAACATAAAACAGTTGGCACTAATATCTATATGATAGCCTGTGCCACTATAATAGATACCGTAATTACCATCCTTTAAACTTAATTCTTTAAATAAGAAGTCAGTTATAAGTTTGGTCTGTTCTAGAGTATGTTCATCCGAATTGTCACCTTTATCTATGTCAATGGGAACTTCTGTAATATATCTGGTTCCTAAGAAGTTCTTTATACTGCCACTTTTCTTGACAAACTCAAGAGCATCTTCATCATACCTGTAAACACTTTTGTATACTGGTTGAGTTGCTCCTTTTTCATAGACTATATCCCATATATCTTCTTCTGGAATGAGAGTCCCCCGTTTAGAGGGACTCCCAATTGCCAATTCAACGAACATTAGAACCTTACTGGACCTTTAGAAGAAGGTGCCGGTACACCATTATCTGGTGTTGGGTCTGCGTTTGCTGCGATATCTAGTTCAGATACTTCCTTAATAAGATTCTTAGACTTCATAAAAGCTATATAACCTTCTAAGTCCTTTAGTCCGGATGGAGTATTGTGTACTAGTTTCGGGAATACAGTAGAATACACCTTAGAAGGGTCTTTACGACCAGCTTCTTTATAAATGTAACATATGTACTCATGTTTAGGTTCTAAGGGATTTGTGACATGATTTTGAGAGAAATAAGTTACCAAATCTATTGGTTCACCTTCTCCATCTACCATAGTACCGTTTATATCCGGTCCACCGTCAAATCCTAATACATCAAAGAGCCAATAAAGTCTCTTTAATAATGTACAGGTGGTGATATTATTTTTATGGTCTCTATCATAAGACCCAGCAATCTTAAATTCCTGAGAGTATTGTGAACCCTCTGGAACTACAGTTGCAACTAGGTAGACATCAGCCCAGTCATACTGGTCTGCTCTGTCCTCCCAATCAATAATACCAACATTACAGAAACCTAAGAATTTAGAACCTATCTGTTTACTCTCAAGTTCTGCTGGGCGAAAACGAGCTGTACTCATTCTTCCTCCTTATAACTTAATATTTCTTTAGTTATAGCATCATAACTAAGAGGTAATATTTTCTGAGCAAGAGGTCGCAATCTGCTACCAACTACTCTCTCATCATATGCTTCAAATGAGATATTATATTCACCATCTTCTTTTGATGCCGTAGTATACCCGATTACGTCTGCTTTAGCAGCCAGACCATATCCGAGTCCACGTGGGAGCTCTGGTGCCAACTGTGCTTTACCATCGGTCATTACCGTTGATTTAGCATGGCTTATTAATACCAGATTTCCGCCTTTCTTTTTTATGAGGTCTTGGAACTTCTTGATGATATCCAAGTTCTTACGCTTGGCTTTTCCCCAATCAGCTCCCCACTGACCTTCTCCCATAGCTGTGATACCTAGTTCATTTATAACTGAAGCTTCAATCCAAAGATTGACCTCATTTATAGTATCAATAACTATAGTATCGTATGGGAGTTCATCCCACTTGGAAGCTAGCCAGTTATAACACTCTATTAGACTGTAAACTGGCATAGGAGTCCCCTTCATATCGCCTGAACGATATGAATAACCCCGTTCTTCCGGTGGAATTACTTCGTATTGCGCTTTACGGTTAGCTACAACCTGTTTTCCGTCTTTCAATAACGGACGTTCAGGTGTATTCAAACAGGTAACTGTAACAGCATTAACACCATCAACGAAGTCAGACCCTAAGTCTGTGTCCAGAACGATAACACCGTCCTGTCCTTTTGTACTCCATCTTGATGCTGCTGTTGTCTTACCAGTTTTAGGCTGACCGATAATGAGATAAGTCAGTCCGGATGGCATCGCCATCCAATCTGTGCTTACTTTCCTCACTTCTATCATTTAATACCTCCTCTGTTTTAGGAATTATTAAAGTACCAAATTTGACCATATTTGGGTTCAGGCTGGTCCAAATGTAGTCATAAAATGCAAGACCTGCAACTAAATTATACACCTGAGAAATCCCAAGTGCTGCAATATATTGAGCTGCAAATACTGTGTGTTTCATTGAACACGGTGCGGGAGGAATGTCGTGTGATGGTAACCAATGGTCCATATAATTATCATTATTTGGAGTTACGGTTATCATCTCAACACTAGTTGCACCCATACGTAAGTCTATAAAGAATGAATCCTTAAATAACTCACGTGGATGTCTCTTTTCTAATTGTTTCTTCCATTTTTCATACACTAGTTTTCTTGATTCCATATTATCGGTACATACTATCTGTTTTGGATAGGGTATATTCTCATCAGTAAAATTTCCAGCTGTTGCTATTCCTTGCCACCCTTCACTATAATTAGCAAAGAGCTCTTTGGCTGCGTCTTTTTTATCATCGCCTACTGATTTTACAGGATATGCTGTAGAACTAAGATTATGTGCTTCAATTACATCATTATCCCAGCCGAATAAGTCTCTCCAGCCCATTATTGCTAACGACTGTATAAGAAACGAACCTATGCCTCCAAGACCTACTATACCTATCATGTCAAGTTTTCTTTGTTCAATAAGGTCTTTATTTCTTAAGAATCTAGAATCATGTCTCATCGTTGTCTCCTCTCTTAATTAAACGAAGTTTCTTAAGGAGCCTATAATACCAGAACGATTCTCGGTATCGCTCCATTGCATGTTCAATAGCCATTTTTCTTATTTTTGGTTGATAATGGATACGTTCGTTTGACCATTTTTCCATTATATACCCCAAGTTCTACATGCCTTTAAAAATGTTACCATGAATGTATAGTTATCAATCCAGTTCTTTTCAGACATGTGAGCAAGCCAATCCCATCTATCTTCTCTTGTTAAACATCTGCTCTTTTCTATTGAATATGTCCAGCCATTTACTTTTAGGTCTAAAGAATTTTTTGTTATTTCATATTTTATATTTGAATCATCTTCTGTCATATCGTCTAGAATTTCCTTAAAAGTCTGTAAGGTTTTAGTAGTCATTTTACCTCCTTAGTTAACGGTTAAAGTTGAGGACTTACATTGGCGGCTGTCTGCACTCTCCAAATGCCTCAAATCTTAGGATTCAGCATTCCGTAGGGAAGCCATTACGGCTTAGTCCTAGGTGGTGTTAATTCACTGTTTGCCAACCCCAGTTTTCACTGTTAAAACAAACAACTGAACCCTTAGCTGTATCTCAGAGTTGTATTGTAGCTGTGGATGGGGTCTCTGAGATGATGTGTCAGCTTTTAAGCTGTCCAATTTTTAGGGTCATCCATGTACATAAACGGGTCTATGTCTGGGCAGAAGTCCCTAACTTTTTCAAGGTATTCATGATAAGATAACTCACTATCTAAGAATTGAGTAGTAAGGTCATCCATACACTCTAACTGCTTTTTGTCAACTTGCTGAACCGGTTCGTTCCCACTGTCACTTTTTTTTTAGTTTCTGGTTCATCTTCGATTGTACGTTGATAGCCCCAACCATTATGATAGTACTCTGGACGAGTATACCCCATAGTTAGCTGCTCATTTGTAGCTGTACGCATTGGAGTGTATTTGTATGCTTTCTTATCTTCCTTCTTCTTAGCCTTCTCAATACGTGTAGCTTCCTGTTTCCATTCTTTAGGAACATGTAATTGTACATCTGTTTCTACTTCACCCTCTATAATATTAGAATAACCAAACTGGTCTCTATAGGTGACGCATGTAGCAAATGGACTCTTACTAGAGGCTACAACTGTTGAGAAGAACAATCCATCAAATACTGCTTGCTCTAAGGCTGTGCTTTCATCTGTGGAGCTTAGAAATGCTCCCATAGTATGATGACTATGAATTAAGCCAAGAAAACAGTCCTTTAAGTCCGGACTTTTCTTATAAATCCGTGGTAACAGTTTCCCCATTTTATTGCCATCAAGCTCAGTTTCAGCACCATTACCTAAATGGATTGGTTTGAAATAAGCTAGTTCGACATCAATTGGAAAACCATTATCCTCCTGTTTCCTGACACTATACCATGCTGGACCTGACCATTCAATATCCTTGAATCTAGTCAAAAGATAATTGATTTTCTGTACTATCAGCTCCGGTAGTCGCACTGTGAATGATGGGTCTGTACTTACGTTTGACATCTGTTATCCTTCCTTTGATTTGTCTACGAAGGATTTGTTCATATCTATCGCAGAGTTCATAAGTATAATGATTCCTAATGACTCTATCGAACTCATCTACGTCATCTGTGAAATCCTTTATTATCATTAAACCCTCTAAAAGAATTTCTGCAGATTTAACACCTGTAGCTCCTTCTATTAGGAGGTCATTGTTCCATACATCCGAACCTACTAATAACTTTATCATATTACGTAAGGCTCTAAGCAGATATGGGTATGCTCTTGTTCTTCCCCTTCTCATATAATAGGAAAGACATTCAAGAATATCATTCCTTTCTAAATATCCACCACATTCCCAAGGTTCTGCACGGTTCATAGCTCTTGCATATTCATTTACCATATCAGAAGTCAGTGGGTTATTGTTTACAAGATTAGCTGCTCTTTTTCTAGCTTCTCCGTCTAAACAATAATGAAGGTCATTAAACTCGGAGGCTATAGTATATTCTATCCTAGGACCCCTACCGGGAACCTTTATAATAGATTTACTCCAGTCGTTTTCCATAAGAACATCTTCGAATAATCCATCTACAAGTCTGGTTTCAATTCCTACTTCTGCTCCAACGCTTTCTTTTATATTCCAAAGAGCGCCACCTACTATTTTTGATAGATTCACAAGGGTTTCTTTTAATTTATCCTCGGTATCTTCCTTGGTTCTATAAAAGAACATAGCACCATTGAATAAATCAAACATCTTCCAATGTTTATTCGGGTCTTTTGGTCTCTTTTCCTTATAATCCTCACTATAATAGAACTTAGGAAACTCGAAAGCACCACGGAATGATAATCTAGCTCTATCATCAATACCTATTCTACGTTTCATATGGTCCCATTTGAAGCTTTGTGTTAACCATTCAGTAAAAGGAAACTCTTTTCTATGAGTAGTTTCAGGATAAGCAGCCTTCCAGCTATTATAATAACCATTTATATCCCAATAATGGTCACCACGAGTCCAAGTATTAAGAAATGCTTGAGCTACATTTACTAGGGAAGGAATATTATTTGTACTGACACACTGACTCCAAGGTTGTGAAAATCCACCAAGGCATGGTTCTCCGTCTGCTGATACATGAGGATGTAATGCATAATCCTTGAAAATATCAAGACGACGACGGTCCGGACTGAGACTA